TGTTCTTTTTTTCTTTTTAGTTTTATTTAAAATATATGCTATATGGATAAAAATTTTATTTACTCATTTATAGTAATTATTTTAATAGAGATATTCATTTTTGCTTTTTTATATTTAGTTTTATTTTAGGTATGAAAAACGAAATTGTTTTAGACGTAACGGGAGCATCTAATAAAACATTAGAAGAGCTAAAAAAATTTATAAAAGAGAATCCTGTACATAAAATTAAAAAAAGAATAGCTCTAAAAAATAAAGGAGTAATTTACTGTACAAATTATACTTAAATCTCTTTATTAAATAGGTTTAAATCTTAATAGGTTTAAACCTATTTTTTTTGTCCCTTATTTTTTAATAGGGACATAATTATTTAAAGCATACCGTACCCCCCTTTAACTGCCACAACTTTTGAAGCCTCGTATTAAGGGGATCCCAAAGCCCCCTGGGAAGGCAAGGAACAATGCAAGCAAGGACACATAAAAAAATCCAGAACGTTTCCCAACGGCCTGGATTACAAGTCTAATGTTACGAATTGAAAACACTACCTTCTAGAAATCATATCCCGCTGGATATGTTTAAAGAAATTAAGGGAGAATATTAACAAATGTAATTAATGCAATATTAAATAGTTTACCTCATACTTTAATTAAACCCCTCTCTTCAAAGGTCTTATATAAAGGTAAAGCCAAAGCCCTAGCATCAGGATGAGGTTTACCAGTAGTACCCAAAGCCCTCAAATCAAAGAAGTGTTTCCAGTCCTTAATAAACCCAGTCATCACCAATTCAGTCTTCAAGGCATTTGGTAAAACCTGCCTAGCCTCTTGAGGTAAACATCCCATACCTATCATCTTAAGGTAAGAATCCTCACAAGCTTCTAGAGCTTTAAAGAACTCTACTTCCCTATCATGTTCAGTAACCCAGGGACCAATATAATTACCTCTCTTGATCATATATCCCGGGTTCTTAAACTCTACAGTACCTTCAGGAACATAGGAATGCAACCAGGTAGGTACAATATAGGTAATTTCAGAATTAAATTTCCCCTTTTGGTAATTGCAGTACCTAGTGGATTCCTGGGCAAAGGAGAATACCCTGTGACGAACAAACTCATGACTTACTCCTCTATCACAAATAAAGTGTACAGTAACCCTCTTCTCATGGTATTCAGATGGGTTTACCATATACCACTTGAGCTTATCCATATCCAGGTTATTTTCAATACATACCCTCAGGTTAGTGGTAATATATGCCCAGTGTTTTCTAGATTTATCATAGTTATCATTTACATGAGAATATTTATTATACAAGAAGAAATCTACTAGCGGTAAATCAAAAGACATTTTTAAATATAAAGTTCCGTGCTCCAGCATTGCATAATGCTGTGATTTTTTAAGTCGAGAAATAAAGCCCTCATATGAGATATCCGTAATTTTATCCTCGGACTTATAACATACTCTGCCGACTCTTTCTATGTGTCTATATTGGGAAATAAGATCATAATGGTCTGAACCCCAAATCTCAAAACTTGAATGTACTACTTTCATGTTTATTTATTTATAATTAAAGATTAATCATCTTTTTCAGTAGGGGCTTTCTTGTATTCGATATAAAAGGATATTAGAGATCCCACGAATAAAACCCCAAGGATGGTAAGAAATATTTTCATAGTGTTTTACTTTAATTCTATTTTAGTTAAAGCTGATACCCCACATACGTTTTTTAATGAAAACCAGTTCTTCTATGGCTTTTTTCTTTTCCCAATATCTTCTCCTAGCATCAGCTTTTTTCTTTTCTCTATAAGCTTCATCCTCCCTGTATCTTATATTCTGTTTAGTCAACCTTGTCATACATTATTTTTATTAGATTTTAGGGATATATTTAAAGCCTTGAGTACTCTATCAATAATAACCATTAATATACACTGTAAAATCATTACCCAGGAAAAGATTCCAAAAATGATACTCAGAATAACCTTAGTCTTAATGTTAGAGTTACCATACTCTAGCATAAAACCTGCTAAATTTAAAGCAGTACCTACTATAAAACCAGTTAACCAGATAAAAAACCAAATCATATTTTTAAAATTTTTAAGGGTTAATGGTTATAGGGGAGGCTGATCCATGTGATTCGAGATAAGGTAATTATGTTAACTAACACTAAATTGGGTTAATAAATAATGGACACCTCCCCCAAATAACCATACAATTAATTAATCAATATCCATATCCCTAGCTTCAGCATTTAACTTATCTGCCATAGCCTGTGATATTTTTATCAAATTTTCATAGTCTCCAGAAGTAGCCTCCCGTTCATAGGCAGCAATCTCTTTTTCTAACTTACCTCTAGTTCTCATCCAAACTTTAACAGTACTAACTATCTTATCTGGTTCTTGACGATTTACCTCTTTGAAATCATAAAATCTTCTCATTACCTTATATTTCTTAAATTCAACAAACAACAAACCGGGCTTTCATTAAATAATAGACCTTAGTGTATAAATCTAGAAACATAAGAAAAGCATATCTAAGATTTTATATGCAAACTAGCATTTAAATAAACTTAGATATGCTAAAATAATCGGTGGGCACCCTTTAAATAAGTTTCATTAATTTTAGTATTATAAATACTGGCATTACTAGCCATACTGATAAGAATACTAAACAGATGTTCCAGTTAAGTGGATGGTTCTGATAAACCCTTGGTGTTATAATAAATGATGGTACCAGGGATAATAGGTAGATAATAATTAAGAAAATCATTTTTCCAATACTTTAGTTAGATATTTATTTAGTTTAATGAGTTTATCTATGTCTTCCTGACTAGCATGTAATAAATCTGAAGTACGATTTAATAAGCCAACCTGAATAGTTGATATAAAGTGTAAAACTCTAGAGCGAGCAATTTTACAAGTATAGAACCTTTCTACTTCTTCATCCCATCTGCATATAATGTAATTACCTTTGCCCTCTTTAGCAAAGTAACCATCTTTATCTGGGTATCTGGAAATAACTACCTGATTACTCAATGTAGCCAGCTTAGCCTTTTTATCTACAGATTCTACACTAACCTTTTCAACTATAGAGTTGTTGTCATAACATAGTAGGGTTTCTCCTACTTCTAATCGGGTTTGTAAAGTTTTTTTCATATATTCTTTTTATTGATATTTTATGCAAAGATAGTAATTTTATTTTAATTATTGATTATTTTCTAATAAATTTTTAATAATTTCTGCTGGAAGGTGACCAGTTTGTGTAAACTCTTTGAGTTGAGATAGTTCTAGATATGTAGATGGCGATATGAACATGGCATTATCCTGCAGACGCTCATGTTTTAGAAAATGCTTTGGTATCTTACCCTGGTACCATAGGTTATTTGTAGCATACAGAGTACCGTCAAACATAAGGATATGTTGCATATTAGAAAGCTGTGTCCATGTTAAACCATTTTGAGAACTTATACCAATAATAGCATGATTCTTATCAAAGCTATAATGAGTACCAGATATTATTACTGGTATAATACCAGAATCACCCTCTTTAGAATCTGTATCTAAAACTATCCTACGTGTCCAAAGAGCACATGAAAAACATAGGCCCATAGCTTTCATAATCCTTGGTATTACAAGTGTTGGTTCAAAAGCATCTAAATTAGTGGGCTTACCACAAATTTTACATAATTCTTCCATAATTCAACGAGTTTAATAATTTATTTCATATAGTTATTGGGATTTGCTAGAAACTAGGTATTGCAATACTCATTGGTTTTAATTAAATAACTTTAAATGAGATTGTATGAAAAACATAGATTATGAAAAAGTGATAGAAGATCTATCACGTAAGTATAGTATAGAAGTAGCTGTAGTAAAAGCTGTTCAAGAAGTTGAATCTGGTAATAGATCTGGTTTCTTAAGTGATGGTAGACCACAGATATTGTTCGAAGGTCATGTATTTTATAAACTTTTGAAGCAAAAATATGGTGAAGATAAGGTACAAAAGTTAGCTTTGCAATATCCAACTCTGATTTATAAACAGTGGACTAGGGTACATTATCTCGGTGGTTTAGCAGAACATGATAAAAGATTGACTCCAGCAGCTAAAATAGACAGGGACTGTGCTCTTCAATCTACTTCTTTTGGAATGTTCCAAATTATGGGATTTAATTATAGAGCTTGTGGTTGTGATTCACTTCAGGAATTCGTAAATAGTATGTATAGAAGTGCAGCAGATCAAGTAGTATTATTCTTCAATTTTATCAATTCTCAGGGTTTAATGGTACATTTGAGAAGTAAGAATTGGATAGCTTTTGCTAGAGCTTACAATGGACCGTCATATACTGCTAATAATTACCACAATAGATTAAAAGCAGCCTATAATTCATATAAAACAAGAGGTGTACAATGAAAAAGATGAAAGTTTTGGGTGTATCAGCAGGGCAAGGAGCTCTATTATTTCCGTTTAGGAAGAATTTAATAGCTAATGTTGAACCAAGAGCAGTGTTTCATACGGCTAATGAAGAGCAGTGGAAGCTAAATTTTGGTGATGTACCGTTCTTAAAGGGTGGTTTAGACCCAAATTGGGAACCAGATATCATACTTAGTTCACCAGATTGTGGAGCTTCTAGTACTATGAGACTGTCAAAAGTGAAAATTTTGGGTAATCCAGAGGAAAATAAGAGTCTAAATCTGGTGTTTGAAGCTATAATGATGTACAAACCTGGTATATTTTTACTTGAAAACCTACCAAAACTACTGTCACTGATGCCAGAAAAGTTTTTTGAGAACACATTTTCAGATTATAAGCTAGTATATCATACTTCATCAGTAGCAGAGTTTGGTAATTCACAACTTTCAAGGAAAAGATTGATGATAATAGGGGTACATTTAACTAAAGCACCAGAGTATCTTAAAGCTTTTGATAGGAAATTTCAAGTACATGATTTAAAAATCACTAGTGATTTATTAAAACCAGCTTTTGGTAAGAATTTTATGCCTCCTTTGGATAAAACACTAGCTATGTATGATTATCGTAAACTCCCTGATAAAACTACATTAACAGTTAAAAAGATAAGAGATCTGTGGGTAAAGGATTTTAAACATGAAAAGAAGTGGCCTATCAAAACAGCTAAAATGCAAACCTTGCCAGGAGTATATAGGTTAGAGGGTAATAGACCACCATTAACCCTAAGACCTGCAGATAGACAATTTAGACCAGATGGATGGCCATTAGGTATAGAGGATTATCTAGAAATAATGGGATTTTCCAAAAAATTTAAGATATACATGGATGAAAGTCAATATCTATACTGGTTGAATAAAGCTAGATATACGATAGCTAAGGGGGCTGTTGGAGAAGTAGGTATATGGTTTAAAAAGTGTTTAAGGAAAATCCAAAAAGTTAACAGTTAACGAAGTATTCGTACGTATGCGCGCTATTATATAACTTCTTCTATTAAACACTACTAAGTAGTGTTTATTTTTTTACGTAAGTAAAAAATAGTTAGGATTATAGGATTTAGGATTAATCTATATATACTTTCTAAATTAACCTTTCTTTTAATGGTTTTCCTAATAAAGGTTTTCTAGAGCCTGGTCTCTTGTCTCAAATAACCCTCAGACTATAATACATTGATTCGAACTAAACAATGATGAAGACATTATTCTTATTCATACTTTCAACCATTCTACTGGTTTTATCTATATATCTTGGTTTCAGGGTATATAGGTTAAACCAGTTTATGAATGGTATCGAAAACTTACCTCCAACCATTATAAGCAAAACAGATACAGTTTTTATTGATAAACCAATTGAGGTAGTAAAATACAAAGAGAGATTAATACCTGAGAGAGTTATCATTTACAAAGATATGATGGTTGATGAGGATTCTCTGATGAAATGTTTTATAGATTCACTGTTGGGTTTAGAATTAAAGAATAACCAGATAAGTCTGAGTTTTTTGAAAAATGACTCAGTTTACAGTAAGGAGTTGTATAGGATAAACTTAGATAAGTACAAGTATTCTTATTCAAACGGTGTTATGACTTATACCAAAAATCGTCGTTTAAACTTATACCCGTTTATAGAAGCTAGTATAAGACCCTTTAATAACCTGTATGATTTATCTGGAGGTATATTATTCGAGACTACCAGGCTTAATTATAAACTAAGCCTGAATTCTTCTTATTATCCAAAGTTTAATAATAAACCGAATTTAGACTTAGAGGCAACAATAACCTATAAGTTCAAAAAATAAATGGCTAAAGTAGAAACACCAGTTGGAATAACAAAAGACCAACTAAAAATCCTTGCTACTGTTTGCAAGGATATTTTCTTCTTCAGCACCTTCATTTATGTAGTTCACCCAGTACGAGGTAAGGTAAAGTTTGATCTATACCCATATCAGAAATCAGTACTATATCAGTTTTTAGCTAAAAGGTTTAACATTATCCTAAAGTTTAGACAAGCTGGTATTACGGAGTTAATCTCTATGTTCTGTTTATGGTTAGCTATGTATCACCCTAATAAGAAGATAAACATTATCTCTATTAAAGATACTACAGCTAAGAAAGTACTAAAGAAGATCAAGTATATGTATAAGAATCTTCCTTGGTATTTACAAACACCCATTATTAACGGTAGAGCTGGAGAATTCGGTTCATCATCATTGATGGAGTTTTCTAATGGTTCTTTTATAGAGTCTATACCAACATCATCAGAAGCAGGTCGTTCTGAATCTCTTTCATTACTAGTTATTGATGAGGCAGCTATAGTTAGATGGGCTTCTCAGATTTGGGCAGCAGCTTTCCCTACACTTTCTACTGGTGGTTCTGCAATAGTAAATTCTACTCCCTATGGTATAGGTAATTTCTATCATTCTACTTGGGTAGACTCTTTATCTGGTGGTAACATCTTTAATCCACTTCGTCTTTATTGGCAAATGCACCCAGAGAGAGATGAGAAGTGGTATAAAGAGATGTCAACTGCACTAGGACCAAAGAGGACTGCCCAGGAGATAGATGGAGACTTCTTAAGCTCTGGTTCATCTGTATTTGATCTTACAGATATCAAAGCTATTGAAGACTGCTTATCAGATTATCCTGCTATTAAGCAAAGGTATAATGGTCAGTATAGACAATATACTGAACCAGAACCAGATAAAGAATATTTTATTGGAGCTGACGTAGCAACTGGTAGAGCAACCGACTACTCTTCATTTACATGTATGGATAGGTTTGGTGATGAGCAAGCTATCTATAAAGGTCGTATGCCGGTAGATCAATATGGTAAGTTATTGGGTGATGTGGGTACTTTGTATAATTATGCTACAATAGCTCCAGAATCCAATGATGTTGGTTTAGCAGTTACATCTTTCCTTCAAACTGAGGGGTATCCAAAATTATATTACTATCAGAAGATGCTTAAGAAAAAAGGTAAGAGTCGTCCTGAGGTAGATAAAAGCCCGGGATGGTTAACAACTAATAAAAACCGTTCAGTTATTATTGGTGGTCTAGAACAAGATATTCGAGAGGGTAATATAACAGTTAAAGATCCGTTCTTTGTCCAAGAGGCTTATACCTTTATATATGACAGTTTGGGTAGACCGGTTGCTATGGGTAAACACCGTAGTAATACTTCTGGTGATATAGATTTAGAGACTGAAGTATACTCTGATGATGATATTATGGGTAAAGCCATATGTAACCACATACGGAAAGGAAAATTAAATATAATTGTGACACCAAGATGAAAAATCCATTTTTGTATCTTTTTAGAGGTAAGCAATCACCACCTCAGAAAAAGAAGGAAGAGTTCAATAGGAATATATCTGGTATATCTCCTGGTAGAGTATCAGTGCCAGATGGTCCACCTTCTATATTAAGTACTTTAAAAGGGGTTACCAACTTAGTTAATCCTTCTTTCAGAGTTGAAGTAATCCAGTTAATAAGGGATTTGTACAAAGTAAACCCTGATATGGGTATAGCTTTACAGGATATGTTTAAGCTAACCAATACAGGCCATAATATTACTTTCCCTAATAATACTGATAAAGAAGCTTCTCAAATGAGGGACCATCTGGCACTGGTTACTAAAAGATGGTCTATGTATTCAGCTGGTATGGATGGTTTAGTAAATAGGATGATAGTTCAACTGTTAATCGGTGGTGCTATATCTGTAGAAGCTGTACCAAATAATGAATTAGATGGTGTAGCTACTATATTGTTTATTAAACCAGAAGATATTAGGTTTTTGAGAGAAAACAATGGTATCTACCATCCTTATCAGATTAACCGGAATCAGCTTATAAGAAAGGATAATTACATAAAGCTGAATACAGATACATATGTATATGCTGGTATGTATAATGATACCGATGAACCGTACGGAGTACCTCCATTTATGGCTGCCCTAGATTCTCTAAAGTCTCAACAAGATATGAGAATCAATTTTAAGCACATAATGGAGGTTTGTGGTATGGTTGGTTTTCTAGAAGCTAAAATGGCAAAACCTGATAGACAAGCCAATGAATCAGTATCAGCTTATCAAAGGAGGTTGGATTCTACCCTTAGAAAACTTAAGGTTAACATGATAGAAGGTATGAAGGATGGGGTAGTAACTGGTTATATGGATGACCACGAATTTACTCTGAATTCAACTACTAAAGAATTGGGTAATCTTAGTACACCATGGGATATGAACCAACAGTCAGTAGCTAATGGTTTAGGTATAAATGGATCGCTTATAGGGGTATCTAGTTCTACCGAGGCTTCAACTGGAGTTTATTTGTCAAAGATGATAAGTCAGTTGAAGAACTTACAGATGATAGTATCCTATGTATTAGAATTTATCTATTCTTTAGAATTAAGGTTAGCTGGGTTTGATAATAAGGGTATAACCATTACTTGGGGAACTACTACTGTTTCTGATGATGTTAAAACTCAACAAGCCCGTCAGTATAAAATCCAGAACTGCGATCTTTTGTATAAAGCTGGAATTATTTCTCAGGATCAATATGCTTGGGAAATGGGCTATGATTCTCCTGCTGAAAGTGAACCTAGAGTATCATTAGAAGATCAATATGGTACTAATACAGACCCACAGGAGGGTGTTAAAAAGAAACAGAGACAAGAAGATAAAAACCAATCTGCTAGACGTTCAAGGGATAAACAGAATCCTAATCCGTCAAGAGGAGATCAAAATTCAAAACCAAGATAAGTATGCCAGTATTAAATTTTAAAAACAAAGAACACCTGTCCTCTATGATCATAGGATCTGGTCATACTATTATGGCAGGGTTTATACCAAAGGTTGTCAAACCTGAAGTATTTTCAGAAAAGTATTATGAATGGACTAAACCTACTCCAGAAACTATAAGTAAATTTGGTTTATTTGGTGGTGATATCGATTATAATACTTACTATCCTAATGTAGATCCCGGAGAGTTTCAACCTAAAGAAGAAGAATTTATAGAGCCAATCTTTAGACTACTATCTGCTACTATAGTTTCAAAAAACTACAACCCAACAGATTTTAGTCAACCGGGTATTCTGAGAAGTTCTATGTCTATGTTATTAGGTCAAACTATTAACTGTGATCATGAGACTAATATAGGTAATGCCATTGGTGCTGTAAGTAAAGTAATGTGGCAGGAAGCTTATAAAGACGGTAGTTTTATTATACCAGCCGGTATAAATGGTGTATTACGTATTGATGGTAAAGCTAATCCACGTATTGCTAGAGGAATCCTTATGGAACCACCTTCTATACATTCAAATTCAGTAACAGTCCAGTTTAAATGGGATAAGTCACATCCTGAAATGGATGATAATGAATTTTTTGAAAAGCTTGGTACATATGACTCTAAGGGAAATATGGTACGTAGAATGGTAACAGAAGTAGTTCGTTATCTAGAAACCTCACTTGTATCTCATGGAGCTGATACTTTTGCTCAGAAAATAGGTTCGGATGGTAAGATCGTTAATCCTAGTTTTGCAAAAAGAACTTGGAACTCATTTTCAGAATATGAAGAAGTAACTGGTAAGCAATACTACTTTAATGATTTTAAAATGGTTCATGAAGATATTATCGAAAACAACGATACTCAGGAGCCTTTAAATAACAATCCGGGAAATAATAATATTAATCAAATAAAAATGAACGAACTCCAAGTATTTATTGCTAGCCTGTTCGGAGAAGGTCTCCTGAATTTGGCAGAGGGCCAGGAGCAGAATGCTGAAAATGCTATAGCTGCTTTAAAGGCTATGGTTAGTGATAAGGTTTCTTTGGCAGATCAGGTTAACAACCTTCAGACAGAGAAGGCTTCTCTCACGGAGAAGATCACTAACTTAGAGACTCAGGTTGCAAATTTACAAGAGATGGCTACCGTTGGTAAATCACACATTGCTTCTCTTCGTGAATCTGCAGTTACTAACTACAAAAAGTTAAAGGGTGACACAGTAGATGAGACTATCATCACTATGCTCAATTCAGAAACAACTGGTTTAGCTACTCTTATTTCTTTGAACAAAGAGTATACCGATCAGTTAAATGAGAAGTTCCCTATGACTTGTTCTAATTGTGGTTCTCATGATATCAGTAGAGCTTCATCTATGAAAACTCATGAAGGTCAGACTACTACAGAAAAGAACCAAGAATCATCTACCTTAGATGTATTAAATGACTTGTATAGTAAAAAAATGAAGTAATCTTATAATTATTGAATATTTATGGCTTTAACAGAAACTCCTCTTACTCTTGTGGGAAATGCTACCCCTAGAGCCGTGATTTATAAACATGAATCACAGAAACTTCACCAAGCTTTTTCAGTAAAGAGTGGTGAAACTATTGTAAAGGGTCAGCCAGTAGCCTTGGAAACCGATGGTACCATCTCTCCATATTCTGGTTCAGGTTTGTACTTGGGTATTGCTGTAACCGATAGTGTTTATCCAGCTTATGCTGCTCAGAGAAACTTCCCTATTGAAGTAACAGTTATGGTGGAAGGTTTTGCAATCGTTCATTGGTGTGCATCTGCAGCTTTATCTGCAGGTTATGTAGCCCCTTCATCAACTCTAGTAAATAATCGTTTTGTTTCAGCAGCTGCATCTCAGAGTGAAACAAACTTTATTGCTTTGAATGCTGCTGATGAGGCTAACGATATTATTCAAGTACTCGTAAAATAATAAAAGGCTATGGCAGATATTAATACAGAATTTCAAAAATTGAAGGCTCAGGATCTTGTAAGAGAGTTGCCTTCTATGGTTCAGCAGTTGGATGGTTTCCGTGCTGGAAATAATAATCATAAACCTACTGACATCTCTCTAGAAGAGTTGGTTACAGGTAAGTATGGTGTATCTAAGGAAGCTTTCTATGATAAGCTGGGTATCAACCCAAAGATGGATACCATGCAGAATGTATTCTCTATGCCTGACCAATCTATCCGTTGGATTGTTCCAGAGATTATCCGTGAGGCTATTACATTGGGTATCCGTGAGGCTCCTTTCTACCCAAATATCATTGCATCAGATCAGCCTATCAATGGTTTGTCAGCAATCATGCCAAGCATCAATATGTCAGATGCTGCTCCAGCTAAGGTAAATGAGGCTGAGACTATCCCATTGGGAGATATTAGCTTTGGCCAGAAGTCTGTAAGTTTGTTCAAAATCGGAAAGGGTTTCAAAATTACAGATGAGGTTAGAAACTATGTTTCTTTGGATGTTCTTGGTATTTACCTTCGTGACTTCGGTGTACAGCTTGGTTATGCTATGGACACTCTAGCAATGGATGTACTCATTAATGGTAACAAGGCAGATGGTTCTGAATCTTCTCCAGTTATTGGTGTATATAGCACTACTAATGGTATTACCTATAAAGACCTGCTCCATATTTGGGTACGTGCAGCTCGTTTGGGTCGTAACTTCCAGTCTATGATTGGTGGTGAAGATCAGGCTATTACTATGCTTGATTTGCCTGAATTTAAGAATCGTTCACAGGGTACAACAATGGCTACTCTGAATATCAAGTCTCCAGTTCCAAATTCTGCAGACTTCTATATTCACCCGGGTACTCCTGCAAATCAGCTGTTGTTGGTAGATAAGTCAGCTGCTCTTATTAAACTTACTGCTCAGCAGTTGAAACTTGAGTCTGAGAGAATCGTATCCAACCAGACCGAGGCTACTTATGCTAGCTTAACTACAGGATTTAGTAAGATGTATCAGGATGCTGCTATCTTATTGGCTTCTGATAAGGCATTTGCTACTTATGGATTCCCATCTTACATGTCAATCGACTCTTATCTATCAGTTAACTTAGAGTAATAACCTGCACCTCAAAACTTTTTCTTGGTAGTTTTTCCCAGGGGGTTCTTACCTCCTGGGGTTTTTCCCAAGATATAACCTATACTTCAATTCTATTATTCAAAATAATTATGGCAAATTATACAATCACAGTTGGTACAAATGCTCAGGTATTCCATGATCAAGCTACTGGTATTACTGTTATAAAAGGTGAAAAAGTTAATATCAGGGAAGTACAATTTCGTTCTAGACGTATCCAACAGGCTTTAGCTTCTGGTCACCTACGTTTAATACAAGAAGCTGCTCCAGTAGGTGTTATCTCCGATGAAGAAGTTGCTAAATTGGATAAACGTATTAAAAATCAGTATAAGAAGAAGGGAACCGAGATCTCAAAGATAGCTTCATCACTGAGTCTAGAAGCTGCTAAGAAGGTAGCTGAACTTAATAATGTAGATATTGAGGAAACCGATACTATAGAGGATATACTAAAAGCAATTTTGGAAGACTAATCTTTTCATAACATAACTATGGATCTGGACTTTGTCTATACCGTACAAGGCCTAGAGGTTTCATTTAGGATAGTAAACAAAGTCCCAGCAGGTACCACACTTGTCTGGGACTTTGGTGATTATACAGATACAGTTTCTGATAATGATAAGACTAATCCAAAACATGTATATGAAACTTCTGGTATATATACGGTTACCCTAAAAGCCTCTAAAGATGAGGATGTAGTAAATATTGTACATACTTTATTGGTATCTGATCACGTTTCTACCTCATTACCAGACAGTATATATAACCTTATAGATTATTATATACCTTCAGAATTAAATACTACTATGAAGTATTCCGATAAGAAGGTTTATATTAATAAATGGCAGTTATATATCCAACCTCTAGTAAATCATGAAGTACCTCTAGAAGAATATTCTAATGAGTTATATTATGAAGCACTAGAAAACCAGCTGGTAATGGAATTGGCAGTGTGGGATTATCTACATATAGAACTGTCACAAATGTTAACTTCTACTTCGGCAGCTTTATCTAAAATTACTAGTGAAAGCTCTTCTAGCTCTTCATCCGGTGAAGGTGAAGGTGTAGTTGGACATTTGAAACAAATTACTACTGGTCCTACTGAGGTACAGTATTATGATACTTTAACTGATAGTGTAAGTTCACTATACAAAGCTTTATCACAGGCTTTAAGTGATGGTGGTCTTATAGATAGGATTAAAGCTAACCTATGTATGCTTGCCCAAAGATTAGATATTTGGTTACCAATATGTGACCAGGTTAAAAACCCTTATGTACCACAAATGGATTTAAGAAGGTTGCCTGGACATATAAGTGGACCTAATCCTGGATCTTTGGTAAACAAGCCTAAACCATCTATAATATAATTTAAATTAATTAAATATGAGCTCAAAGTTTATTTCCGATAAAGCTTGGGCTAGGTATAAGAAAATAATTACTGATTTCCTGGATGTAGATGCTGGTAGACAAAAGATTGTATGGGCTAAGCATATAGATCAGATATTAAGTTACGGAGAAGATGTTGCCCCACAATTTACTTACCTGGTTATTGAGGCTCTCTGTTACTATAATGCTTTTCGTAACTGGCCTATCAATCAGTCTACCACTTCTGGTGAACTGGATGAAGAAAACCTCTCTATACTTATTTCCAAGAATCAAATTGAAAAATTGGGGTATTTAACTGAAGATGGTTATATGGATTTCAATTGGTCAGAAGATCGTTTTCAGATTAATGGTCAAATATATAGAGCATCAGGTGATACTCAGGTAGCCCAAGCTAAGGATGAAGCCCTAGTATTTCTAATCATTCTTAAAAGGGATAGGGAGGCCAGATTATCAATTCCTGACGGTTTATTAACTAATACATAAATATGATTACAAAGAACTTTAAAAAAAATAAGCCGTGATTCCTTTATTAGATAACTTTAATGAGGCTATAGGTGGCCTGCCACAACTCGTAATGAATGGTGGAATTGTATACCTATTTGTAGATAAGTTTATATTATCTAAGAGACAAAAGGTAGAAGTTAAATCTGATGTTATTGGTAATGGTACTAAAGTAGTAGATCTTTATAAAGAGATAGATACTATTGTTGAGTTAAAGACTAAGCAAGCTGTTAAACCTTTGGAGGATAAGATAGATCACCTTCAAAAGTCTTTAGTAACTTGGGGTTGTTATAGACCTTTTAACGAATGTAACAATAGACTACCAGTACCATCTTCACCTGTACAAAGTAGTATAAACGATAAACAATAATAATCATATGTCAATCTATAACAGTAAATACTTTACTAATGAACAGATAGACCAACGATTGTTACAAAATTACTATGATGATGCTGTAACTGCTGGTTATACTGGAACTAAAAAAGAATTTTTAGAATCATTAGTATATACTTTGAATGAACATACACCTAGTGAGGGTATTGGTATGGCTCTTTATTATTCTATAGATGGGGGGGAGGTAACTTTTACTATAACACGTAGGTTAACCAATTGTAATTCTAGTTCTAACACTACATCAGTAAGTCTTAATACTCCATATACTACTACTATAACAGCTAAAGCAGGTTATACACTTGGTTTAGTAACAGTAACTATGGATGGTACTGATATTACATCCTCAGTTTATTCTAATGGAATAATAACTATTCAAAATGTTACAGGTGATGTTATTATTACAGCTACTGCTACTGCTGATGCCCAAGCCGGTCTATTTGACAATGCTAGTTGGTTCAACGGATTCTGGAGCATCAACACATCAGACAATACAGCTACACCAACCACAAGCACAAACTATCTTGGAACTTATTTCTTCGGCGTGCCTTCAGCCAATTTCACTATAGCAGCGAAGAGCATATCCGGATACCTTGTTGGCTTCCGTTTCTACTTGTGCCGTTCAGTAAATGGGACAACTGCAAGCAATGTATCAAAGAGTTCTGCATACGGGAAAATATCGGGTGCAGTAGCCGAATCAGTGAACACTGACACTATTAAGTCTATAGATCCCTCTGCTCAATATTTTGCCATCTCAATGTGGGCCAAGTCATCATCTGGCAGTGGGAATCTAGATTTGAGCAATAAGACATTTAACGATCTTATAACCGTAACAAGAAATTAATATGGAATATACAGGTACCTTATATATAGATCCAGAGAAGAATGATAAGTTCTTCCCTCATACTAAAACATCTGCAGTCATAGATGATAATGGAAAGACTCTTGATAATAAGCTAGAAGATATGGAGGCTGCCATAGAGAATATGGGTACTATCGGTATTGCAGCAAACAAGATAACTCAAATTACATTTGATTATAATCCTACAACCTGCATTGCCACTTCAGATTCTTCTGCTACTCAGTATGACAACTATCAGTTCTCTTTCTTTAATGTTCTGAAGATATCCGATTCCATGTACCATCTGTATTATACCAGCTTTGGGCAGGGCGACAATACATCTAGTTCGTCTTACAAGCATCTCATGTTCGCATACTCTACGGACGGGACTACATGGGTACGAGGATTCCCTGCAAATTACGATGCACCAAACAATAATGGCATCATCTTCGAGAATAGCGTATTTGAGCATCACGTATTCAAGGTGCAGGATTACAGATACCCATACAGGTTGATATGCAATTACGGAGTAGGCACTAGAGACCGAATAAGGCTATACAAATCTGATGATGCTGTCAATTTTACCTTAGTGCGAGATGTACTGATGGGTAACTATGACTCTCAGTTGTCTGCAATAGATAAAGGTGGTATGATCAAGGTATATCTAAGATTGAGGACAGCAACACAAAGTTCTCAGACAGGAAACAGGCAGATAGGTTACTTCTACATGGACTATGATGGTAATCTTATTGCACCTCCAACTATTGCTTTTGACGCAGAGTCTCTATACAATGCTGCAGCTATGCCACTAGATAATCATAGGGATATACTCTTTCCTACGCACTATGATGCTGATGCTGATGCTCAAGATTTGAGGTGTTATATTATTGATAACAACTCAGTTACTCAGGTATCTATAAATACATCTAAGATAATATCATCAAGCTACCAGACTTTCTATGTTTCACCAAGAGGTATAGTACAGATAGGCAATGACCAGTACATCTTCTATATGGCTCGTGATACTCAGCATGATACTGCTGGAGGTGTTTCAAGGATACTCAAGGCGAAGATTAAATATAATACAATAGGAGTTCCACTTAATGAAAGTGCATAATTATGGATATTATTGATATTAAGAGATATAGAAAAGGTAAGGATATAACTAACAGGCTTCATGTACTTACTAATAAAGAGCCCAGGCCATTAGCAGGGCGTGATCTAAGGGTGCATCTTATTGATAATAGGTGTCATGCTATAGACATGCCTTTTACAGTTACCGATGTAAATACCCTTGAGTTCATGTTTTGGGGAATAGATCAAAAGGTACTTGGTATATATAAGATAACTGTTTGGGAAAATTTTGGTAAGCATGGTCAGACTGTAGTAGATGTAAAAGATGCCTTTCGTTTAGTTCCAGATACTTCTATGGAGGGTGGTCAGGATCCTGAGGGTCTTGATACTGAGGTTAACGATATTACAATAAACCTTTCTACTGGAGTTCGTGGTGAGGATGGTGTAGGTATTGAGAATATAGTCTACAATCCGGATTATACCATGACCATCACCTTGACTGATGGTACTACTTATACATCACCAGTGCTGCGTGGTGAAAAGGGTGAAACTGGAGAAAAAGGTGACAAGGGTGATACCGGTCCACAAGGAGAACAAGGACCAGTAGGACCTCAAGGAGAAACTGGTTTGCAAGGTTCGAAGGGAGACCCAGGAGATGATGGTACTGGCATAACATCCGTAGAGCAGACGACAACCTCTACTGCCGACGGAGGCAACAATATCGTCACTGTGACCCTGACTAATGGAACGCAGTCTACATTCCAGGTGAAGAATGGAACTAAGGGCTCCAAAGGAGACAAGGGAGACAAGGGAGACACGGGATCTCAAGGACCGAAGGGAGATACCGGAGACACCGGACCTCAAGGACCTAAAGGAGACACTGGATCTCAAGGAATCCAAGGTATTCAGGGTCCACAAGGAGAACAAGGCATCCAAGGTCCTAAAGGAGAAAAGGGTAGTACAGTAACATTTAGGCAATGGTAACATGATACATTCAGGAAGTGATAAGTATAAAATGTATGTAGGAAGTATTCCGATGAAGTTTCAAGTTGAACTAGAGTGTTTCTATATATACCATACAAGTAATAATATAATTGAAAAGAAGTATATTAATGATTATCCAACTATAGATTTTCCTTCTATTGCAGGTGATAAATATGGTGGAGTATTTACTGATTATGGTGGTAAGGGTACAATTGCAACAGCCTTAGCCAATGGTGAATATTCTTCAGAGGTTTTTACCAATATAGTAGATAATGGTACACCATATAATGGTGAGCTTACTAATGTAAGTACAAAAATATTTGATGCTACAAATGCTATAACTGAAAATACTACTAATTACACTCCACAGGTAGGAACTATATACTATTTGAAAGAAAATCCAGATTGGATGTTATACCCATATACTCATTTTTATCCTGGTGGTAATAACAAATGGACATATTTATTCCACATGACAGGTATTGATTGTTTAAATTATAATTCTGCTACATTATACATGAAAGAGGAAAATGCAAATGAATATGAAAGTATAAATATGAGAGTAGTTGCATCTCTAAAAGTAGGTTCAACAACACTGAGATGTGGAACGGTATTTAAAAGTAAAGGGTGTCCAACAAATTATACAGGTTATTTATGTTATGTAAATATAGCAGACAAAGTTGAAGCAGGAAAAACATATCTTTTATATTCTGAAGTTATTACCCCAGATGGCATTGTTCTTCATTCGCCAGATATAAGAAAACTTACTGTACAAGAACTTGGAAAAAATATGACGCGTGAAGATATACCATTTGAAGAATTGATAAATTGATATAACTATGGCAACAGATACTACAATAGACAATTTAGTAATTAATAAATTGACCAAGGCTCAATATCAAAGTATTGAAAATCCTTCTGATACTGAAATTTACCTAGTTCCAGATGAAGATGAGATGGATAGTGCTCCAATAGAAGGAAGTACTAACCATGTGACATCAGGTGGTGTATACTCTGCTATAAAAGTAGTAGATACAAAATTAAACAGTAAACAAGATACAATAACTGGAGGTGCAACATCTATAGCCTCAGTCGATCTAGTTGCTTCACGAGCTTTAATTTCAAGTTCTAGTGGTAAGGTAGCAGTATCACCTGTTACATCAACTGAACTAGGGTATCTTTCAGGTGTAACCTCAAACATACAGACACAACTAAATTCAAAGAGCAATTTCAGCGGCAGCTATAACGACTTGACTGACAAACCTACAATCTCGACAAATCTGCACATTGAACTTAGTGGAAGCACTGATGCCGGTACTGGTGTTATTACTTATACGGCTAATTATACCTATGCAGAGATATTGGCTGCTATAAATTCTGGAGGTCATGTAGATTTGCAGTATGGAGGATTTCTCTATCCTTATGATGGAAAAGAGGCAGCAGCTATTTATTTTTACAGGCTGATGGATGATGGTGCTTCCTATACATATGTAGTGAGTTCTAGCGATGTGTGGACTTTGGAAAGGGTTGTGGTAATACCAAGCTCATTAGAACAGTTAACCGATGACTCCACCCATCGCCTTGTAACTGATGCTGAAAAATCCACATGGAATGAAAAACAGGCACAATTAGTCAGTGGCACTAATATAAAGACCATAAACAATGAACCGATTTTGGGTAGCGGCAACCTTTCCATTGAGGGTGCTTTCATCTATACTGTTGATGCTTCAGGGATTTCCCAAACTGGTACGAAAAACATTCCAGGCTCTGCTGCATACGATGCCATCCTTGCAGCATACAATGCTGGAAAGTCAGTTTTTGTAAAATGGGATGATGGAATAGGTTCTCCTTATTTTCTCCAACCTACTATTTTGGAAGAATATCAAAATGTGGTATTATCCTTTGACTTTACACTTAGTGTTTCTGCACCTGCTGGCTTCATTCTCTTTTGTGATGCGATAGTATCCAGCAATGGATGCAACCTTACTTATAACATGAGTTATAATGTAATGGGCAATAATACCATCAAAAAAGTTATCAGCATCAGCGAGGCAGATTACAATGCGCTGACCACAAAAGATAGTAACACCCTTTATGTAATTACGCAATGATAGGAAAAGGAGCAGAAAACATCAGTAAGATATATTTGGGCAGTACTGAGGTTAGCAAGATGTACCTTGGTGACACTCTTGTGTACAGCAGTGGACCTGCACCACTTCCATATGATGCAGAGGTGGAATGGCTTGGCAGCAGTGGAACTGAATACATTCAGCTACCATTGTCAGTTGCCAAGAACACATATCTATGTGTGGATTGTGAGTTCCTTTCGACCTATGACAGTTCAAGGACAACGAAAAACAGGTATGCGTTGTTCGGGGCAAGTCCTTATCAGCAGATGAATACCGATTTCTACTCATATACTTCAGGCACTGGCTCGTTGATGTTTGCCTCTCATGTCGGGAATGTGTCATCAAGCGGTGGATGGAGTTTTATAAGTGGAGTAAAGACGACATTGGAGTTCAGCACTGAGGGTATATGGTCAAGCAATGAGAATGGGGAAATAACCAGTAGGACACTTGCAAGGCCACTTACTGCTGCGATAACGGAATTCAGAATTTTTGGAGGCTACAGGACACCATACAGATACCCTGTCAAGTACTACAGTTTCAAGATAACAGTTGGAGACAATGTGGTCTATGACCTCATCCCTGTTAGAAAGGACGGAGTTGGATACCTGTATGACAAGATTGGCGGTACACTGTACGGCAATGCTGGTACAGGCTCATTCACTTATGGAAGTGATGTAGTCTAAATCCCCCCATTTGAGTTAAAAGTAGTAGTTAAGCGAAACTTAATAACTTAGTAATTATCTATAACAATAGAGAATGCGCATTCGATAATATATAACTTAATGTTTAACTTTAAAAATGAAAGAGTATGGAAAATACAACCAACGGTTTGTACGGTTTGTCTCAGTATGAGCAGTTTAAAATTGGTGCCATGAATTCTAAGCATGCTAGTGGAACGGCCATTGCAGGTTTAACCGTAGCAGTAGGTGCAGCAGTGCTTGCTATTGGTGCAGGTGCATGGGCTGGAGCTAAAGCTAATGAGGCTAAGAACGTTAGCAGAGCTTATTCAGAGGGTATTGACAAGAGGTTGGATAATATTGGAGCTTTGTTGGAGAGTGAAGTAAACCGCCGTATCCAGGGTGACATCAATATTACTCAATCAGTTGCTGATACTATCCAGGGACAGCAGAGTACTTCACAGAATACTAGTGTTGAGAACTCTGCTATGGCTACTGCTTATAATCAGATTATCTCCGATAGACTGACTGGTCGTTCAAGTTTGGATGCTCAACCTGTTTGCCTCTACAGCTCACCTCAACCATGCGGTTGCCCAGGTAGTTGTAACTGCGGACGCTAAAATGGTTTAGATTATAGATTGGGTTGAGGGAAGGTTTATTTTTTTCAACCCAATCTATATATAAATACTATCTCAGATGTTATGGTTAAATAGAAAAAATAAAGAACGGATGGAATTTATACAAAATTTTAGGCCAACTAGTAAAGTACAATTGAAACAGGTTTGTCAATGGTACTGTAATGGTGATCTTAAAAAAGCCCAAGAGATGTATGATTTTTATGCTAAGGATATTAATTTACCCGATTTTGATCCTATACCTCCAACATGGCAACAGCAAGTTAAAGATGGTGCTAATGGAGTTATGGATTGGGTAAAACAAAACCAAAACACATTATCTCAGGTTTATGAATTTATCCGTCAGGTTATCGTAAATAAGGGCCAATTACCAACCCTTACTACCGATGTAGAAGAAGTAGCTGAATCTGAGCAGATACCGCCTATTAATTAAATAATAATTAACTAGACAGCTATGAAAGCATTTCAAGTAGCCCCTTTTAATATATGGGCTGAAAATCAGCAGGAAGTAGATGAAATGAGACAAGCTTTCATTAACTTCATTAATGAACATGGTAGACAAGGCCGTTATGTTTCAGCAGCTAAGGTAACACAAGCATTAAGACATTGGAAAGATAATGCTATAGTACGTAACAAAGTAATAGAACATTTTCATAAATAAACATAAATAGAATATCATTATGGCAGAAGAGTTAAACCCAAATCCAGATAAAACCCAGGAAGTAAGACCTTGTCCTAAGGATTGTACTAAATGTGGACTTCAACAACATGCTTTTTGTTCAGCTCAAATGAGTTTTTATATGGTTGAAAAAGTTAATGCCTTGCAAATTCAGAATGAGGAGTTTGGTAAAGCTATGTTAACTATGGCTAATCAAATAAGTGAACTGATATCAGAAAGGCAAAGGAATGAAGAACTAATTAATCCGATTCAAGATATAGCACAATAAGGCAAGTGGTGTAAATAATAGACTGCCCAAACAAATAAATTAAATTACTATGAACGGAAAAACTTATGTAAATTTCCTTACTCCAGTTCCCGGGAGTACAGAGACAAGTGCATCTTATGTACTAGGTTTAACTCATTACACTTGTGGTAATAAGAAGATGTGTGTAAATAACCCAGAAGGTTTCCCAGTAGCTTCAAACTTAGATGTCCAGATACTTGGTGCACCTCGTCTTATACCAAATACTGAAGTGTATTGTTGTGATGTTCGTTGTATTTGCGACCTAACTTATGAACAGGTTTATAATAACTATGGTTGTTGTCAAAATACTTGTTTGCAGACAGAAAAAGTGGTTGCTGTAATATGTGTACCAGTTACTTCACCAGATATGCCTACTGTAACTGCTAGTGGAGTATTGGCTGATGCTGCTAATGTATCCTGTGGTTGCTCTTCTACTAATGAGTGTAGTTTGAATGTATCATTTACCCTCGAAACGGAAGCCACTGAAGTTAGTCAGAATAATGGGTAGTGAATTATGAATGAATTGGAAGATATTGGTTTATTGATATTATCATGTGTATTAATAAACCACATGGGGCTGATTTCAGCTATCGAAGAGGTAATAAATAAAAGATTACCAATAGTTAATTGCATAAAGTGTTTAACATTCTGGAGTGTATTGATTTTCTGTTTATTATCTAAATCCGATATCATAATATCTATACCAATATCTTTCCTTTCAGCATATATAGCAATTTGGTTAGAATTATTTTTTGGATATATAGATACTTGTTATGAAAAAATCTATAATAGCATCTACAAGGATTCGGAGACCCAAACCCAAACAGGTTCCCGTGACACAGACTCCGAAGGTTCCAAGGACTCCTTGTCCTAGTTGTTAATTTTTAATATAATCTACTTTAAAATGGAAGACTTTGGATTTATTGCAGGATTAGTTATTGGCTCAGTCGTTACGGCTTGTGCTATGAGTAAGAAAAATCGGGAAGGTTTTAGAGACCTAGTAATCGGAGTGTATAATAAGTTATTTAAAAATAAGAAAGGAGATAAAAAATGATACCCTATTGGTTAGAATGGAGATTAGTTGTAATCTTATTCGTTGGAGTATTCTTATATGTTGTCTGGAGAGGAAACGGGAAAAGTTTCAGTATAATATGGGACTTTATCAAGGGCGCATACGAACGTCTCCGTGATATGTTCCTCTACAACATTGAAGACCGAGAGGCATATGATGCTAATCGTGAGCAGAGAGAAAAAGATGAAGAGTATAAAAAGAAGATGAAGAAATGAAGTTAACCAATAACATCATAAATAAGTACGGAGCTGATAAGGTAATACATTTCCTTGTCGGCTCTGTTATTACGAGTTTAATAGCTTTAACTGGAATCATCTTCTTTAAAGATATTGGTTTATTTATTGGTTTATTTTGTGCTATACCGTTTACCTATATTATTTCATTATATAAGGAAAAAAAGTTAGATGATTTACCTGATTTAGGTGACGTAAGATTTGCTATGTTAGGTGTTTCCTTTATACTTATCTTTAGTATATTAATATACGGTCTAGCAGCAATAATATAAAGAACTTTTATTATGGCTACTACTCAGATAAACTTTTATACTGATTTACCTTTTGGTCAGTTAAGGATCTTTGTTGACCCCCATAAAAATGCTCAAGCTTTAAAGTTATTAAAAGAAACCCCTCAAGCTATAGCCCGGGCTTATCAGAAAAGTACTGATTCTTTTGCTAAAGAGGTTATAAAGAGGGTTAAAGAATGTATAAATAGAGGTATACCTCCAAAAGGAGTAACCTGGGACGCATTAAGTGAAGAGTATGCTCAGAATGAGGCTGCAGATTATAGAATCTACTATAAAATGGGACAGTATTTTGATTCTGTAGGCTTGTATACTGAAAAAGTAGAGTATTACAGATCTACCAAAGTTGGTTCAAGACAGTATGTAGGTTTACCTAATCAGGTTATGAAAATACCAACTCGTTCTCATATAAGTGGCTTATTAACTTTACAAAAGGTAGCTAAGATTCTAGAAGTTGGTTCAAGGGTTGATAAAGGTTCTAGAGGTTATGTACCAAAAAGACCTTTATGGAAACCCGTATATGATGAGGTTGGTGGTCAAAGACGTCTGATAAAGTCTATACAAACTAATCTGCAGAATGAGTTTAAAAAATTGATGTAATATGGTAAGTACACAGGAAATAGTAGAGCGCAGTGTATATTATGCTTTATTATATACTGCTAAAATAAATGACCTTACACTAGACCCCAATGATTATCTAGATATCAATACTGAATTACCTACTCCAGAAACACAGGCTAAGTTCCATAGAGATCGTGAAGCTATGGATAAGTTTATAGCTATCTTTGGTATAGGTAACAACTTATCTAGGGGTCAGAAACTGTGTCCTAGAATTACCTTAGATTTACAAGGTTATTATCCTGGACATATAGGTATAGAAAAGTATGCTCTCAATACTGATGACAGAGATAACCCAAAGAGGATAGAATACTCAAGCTATACATCAAAAGATATTGTAATAGATGTACATTTGGTAGCTAATAACCAACCAGATATGCGTTTATTGCATTCTATAATGTATAAAGCTCTGCCTGCTATGGGTTATATAAAACCCTATTATAATGATAGGTGTGAATATGCTCAAGGTAAGATAAGTCCTACTGATAATATATTTATTGAAGTTGGTAACTACTATGACCATAATGATGAAAACCATGGTATACTAGAAAGAGTATATTCATATAATATTTCTGATGGTATATTAGAGGATCCTGAAAATGATATGGAATTAGTACCAATCAAAGATATATCAGTAATGTTTAATAACATTAACGATGAAGGTATAGATAATATTGTTGATACCCTTAATATAAAATAACAATACTCAGAAGCCTTTATCAAACCAGGTAATAATTTAAAAATTAAAAACAATGCCATTATCTCCAACAGTAAATTTTAAGCTCGAGAACAACAATTTGGAGCAAACTACACCAACTATCGGTGTATCATGCTTGTTGACTCGTACTACTAAGGGCACTTTTAATGACCCTACTAAGTTGGTGACCTCCATATCCCAATTCAAGAGATTGTTTGGTAGTGAAGTTGTTCCAGATGGTTCTCCTTCTAATATAGAAAAAGCCCTGGGACTTGGTTCAAAACTTCGTATCATACGTGTTCCTGGAGAGGGTTATGCTAAGGGTTACCTTACAGATAGTGTACCAAATAACCCTATTCAAGCTCAGAGTACACTAACTGCAGATAATTTGCCTACTATCCTAACCCTTACTAAAGGGGATACTACTTACAAAATTGGATTCTGGACAAAAACTTATGATCAGGAAGTTGATGGTTCACCAACTTTCCATGTAAAATTCTATCAAAGTAATAATACCCTCTACTATCAAATCTTTGGTAAAGGTAAGACTACAGTAGTAGAGTCAGGTACAGTACTAACCTTTATGGCTGCTGACCAAACAGGTTTGAATGATACTTCGTTTGACTATCTAGCATTAGCTAATTTTTTACAGAATTCGGAGTATCTAGAACCTGGTATAGTAGATGGCAATGATAATCAAGTATCTATTAGCACATTACTAAACTGGTTAGCTAATTCGGTTGATAAAGCTGGTTATGACGGGAACAGTATACCTTCAGTTACAGTACTTAGTACTCCAATGGGAAGTACTTTCTCAGTTACTGTAGAAGCTGCTTATGGTAACTCTGGTACTGCTCCAACTTATAGTCAGTGGATTGAATCTGCCGAGTATTTGAGGGATTATACTGATATATATCAAGTATCATGTTCTCATATACACCAGCATCTACAAACAGCAGATCAATTAAAGGTACACAAGGCTATTAAGGAAATTTGTGATGAAGTTGCAGAATATACCTATTACATCGAAGTACCTAAAGAGAATAATACTAAAAACCTTATTGTTAGTTGGATTCAGTCCTGTGCTAATACTATTGGCCATTCTAAGTGGGTTGCTTATTTTGGTGGTGGTATTCGGTATTATAATGATAACGGTATTCTTACGGACTCCGATTGTATCGGTACGATTATGGGACTTGGAGATGCTTCAGCTACTGACTACGGTTATTGGAAATCATTTGCTGGCCAAAATCGTGGTGTAATATATGATGGCCAAGGCCCTGTATCTATCAATTACGGCTCTCCTTCTCGGTATTCAGAGTTGAATGAGTTAGCTAATAACTATGCTAATATGGTGGTAGTAAGGGATACTAGAAATGCTGGTAAGCAAACCATGCTCTGGCATTGCTTTACTTCACAGGTAAAACAAGACAGTTTCAAGTTCTTATCTATTGTACGTTTAGTACTGTATATGAAAAAGTTCTTGAGACCTATTCTAGAATCTTACTTAGAGGAACCAAATATTTGGACTACCTGGGCAGCTATGTACCTTGAGGTTAAACCAGAGTTAGATGATTTGGTTACTAGAGATGCTATCTCCGAATATGAGTGGTTGGGTGATCAGAATGCCTCTTCTTATGATGACCTTCAAATTAATAATGAAGCCGATGTTCGTCAGGGTAAGTATAAAGTAATCTTGAAATTTAAGGACATTGTACCTATTCAGGAAATTAGTCTTACTCTTAGTATTGATAAGACTTCTGGTACTATATCCACAGAAATTAATAACGAATAAATTTAAGAAGATATGGCACAGATTAAAAATCCTAGAAAAGCTTTCTTATTTAGCATTGCTTTTCCTAAACACCCGATCAATACATATCTTGCTCAAAAAGTAACTCTTCCAGATATAGAAGTAGAACAGGTTACTCACGGAGATATTAACAGAGATGTAAAAACTCCAGGTAGAGTTACTGTTGGTAACTTGATCATAGAGAAGCTTAAAACTACTTCTGGTTCAGATACTTGGGCTCATGATTGGTTACTAGCTTGTCAGGATATGATTACTGGTGGTGGTAATGTTCCTTCAAGTATTTGGGAAACTATGGTAGTTAATGAACTAGCCGAAGATGGTACAACAGTACTCAATACCCATATTTATAATGAGGTTTGGCCTTGTAAGATAAACGGTATTGACCTTGACCGCACCTCTTCAGACAACATTGTAGAACACGTAGAGTTCTCAGTTGGTACCGAAGACCAATATTAAATTGGCCATTTTGAAGTAGAACTGATATAGGTGGATGGGTGGGGTCCTAACAAACATTAGGTCTTCACCCATCTTTGTTGTAATAAACATAATTCTAATTTATTAATATTTATGGAACTAAGAACATTTACTTTTATAGCTCCTTCAACAAAGAGCTATACTATTAGAGAACAGAATGGAGAAGATGAGGATATCCTATCTAATCCAAGAGATGTATCAAATATGATGAACATAACCAAGTTCATCTCAGCTATTGTAGTTAAAACCGATGCTACGGTATCTGGTAAATTAACCGTTAAAGATGCCCTAGCTTTACCATTATTGGATAGGTACTGTATACTTATACAATCTAGGATCTTCTCATTAGGTGAAATTTTGGATATACCTTATACTTGGCCTGGTACTAAAGAAGAGTTGCATTATGAGGAAGATTTGAATAACTATGTATTCGAGGACTACAGTTCAGTACCTTCAGAGGAAGAATTAAATAATAAACCTTATGCTGTTCCTTATTATCTAGAGCCAAGTAATTTAGTTGATAAAGTAATTACACTTACCAGTGGTAAAGTAATTTCTTTTGACGTTTTAACGGGTAATTCTGAGCAGTTTTTAATATCCTTGCCAGAAGAAAAGAAAACTAGAAATTCTGAACTTATTGCCAGAAACCTTAAGTTAAATGTTGATGGTAAATTTGAGAAGGTCCAGAATTTCTCTTTATTCAGTGTAAGGGATATGGCAGAGATGCGAAAGATAATAAATACCTATGATCCAGTATTCCAGGGGTTAACCGATTTAGAAAATCCAAGTACTGGTGAAAAAGTACAATATCCAATAATGGCTTCTCAATCTTTTTTCTACCTGACGGAAGCGTAACATTAGAAGAACGTTTTGTATATATAACTAGAGCTGAGATAGTTTTAGACTATCCCAGCTTTTTACGTCTTCCGTATCGCAGTAGAAAAATCTTTAAAGATGTAGCTGATAGGTATTATGAAAAAATGAATGAATTAAAAAATAAAACATAATAAACATGGCTGGATTAAGCACAGGTTTAGTTGAAGTAGGCATATCAATGGTACTTAGGGATAACTTCTCTACTGAAGCTGGTAGAGTTTCTAATTCCTATGTAAGTATGCTTAATAATATGCAACAAGCTAACCGGGCACTTACTCAGGGTTTAGGTAATGCCTTTGAATACGGTAAACAGTTAACAGGTGGTATGTATGAATCATATAAGCAATCTGCTGCTGTTAATAACCAGGTATTCATGACATCAAAGATCGCTGGTGCAACCGCCCAACAGCAATTAGATATTATGAAAAGGGTTCAGGATATAAACCGTCAAACACCTTTGACTAATATGGATATTGCTTCTGGTGCTAGATACTTAGCAATGGCTGGTAATAGTGTTAGTAGGATAGAAGCTATGCTTGGTCCAGCAGCTAAATTGGCATCAATCTTTGATATGCAGCTTGGTAACAAAGGTGGTGTAGCCGATTTGATGACTAATATCATGGCTACCTTTGGACTAAGCTCTGATAAGGCAGAAGAGGTAGCAGATACATTAGCTGTAGCTGTAACATCTTCTAACATGAACTTGATAGATTTGGCTCAGGCTTTACAATATTCTGGTTCTATCTTTAGAAATGCTAACGTAGACTTGGCTCAGGCTTCTGCAGCTATAGGTGTATTGGGAGACCAGGGTATTCAAGCTTCATCTGCTGGTACTGCTTTAGCAAACATGGTAAGATATTTAACTTTGTCAATCGCAGGTCAGAAAGTTAAGGGAACTAACTGGTTACAGAAGTTAGGCTTATCTAAAGAAGATCTCACAGATTCTCAGGGTAATCTTATTCGTATAGATAGGGCCATGGATTTGCTTAGAGCTAGGATGGCTACATTAGATACCATAACTAAGGAACAGGCTATGTATAATATCTTTGGAGTTCGTGGTGAAAGAGCTACTTATGCTATTATGAACTCTGATGGTAAGATGACTCAATTAATACATAAGCTAGGTGATGCCGAAGGTACTGTTAATAATCTTATCGAGGAAAGATTACAAACTTCTCAAGGTAAACTTGATCAGTTTAGAGCTGCTATAGATAACTTGAATGTAGCTTTTGGTAAGCTATTATCTGGACCTTTCAATGCTCTTATCTCTCAGTTTACAAAATTAATAAATTGGGTTGGAGATATAGTTTCTAGTAAAGGTATAGGAGCTTGGGTAGTTCAGACTGGTGCTATAGCTATAGGTGTTGGTACCGTAGTTAATGGTTTTAAATTAGTATACCATACTTTAAAAACTGTAGTAGCTACTTCTTATTACTTTAATACAAGTATAGCTTCTGCTAATACTGGTACTAGATCTATGATTTCTAGTACTGTAGCTCTAGAATCACATCTAAGAACTATAGTAGCTTTGATGATGCAGTATACTGCTATGTCTATGACAGCTGGTACTAGTATGTTATTACCAATGGGTGGTAGACTTGGTAGAGATAAAACTGGTAGGATATATGCTTCGTTTAAGGGAAATAAATATGTACCCGGTAATTATGCTAATAGGTATGCTGCCGGAACTACAGTTAAACCAACACCTACCCCTAGACCACCTGCAGGTGGTAGAGCAGTGGGTAGTTTAGGTAAAGTATTTGGAGCTGGTATGTTTATGTTTGGTGGTTGGCAAGGCTTACTAATAACTGGTTTGTTAGCTTTCTTACCATCTATAATTGAGGCTATCAATGGTAATACTAATGCTCAAGATGCTAATACTCAAGCTACTAGGGAAAATACAGAAGGTATGTCTAATCAGGAATTTAGAGCTTTCTACGAGGAAAGGTTTTTGAATGCTGTAAAAGCTGCTTTTAAAGAGGGTAATAAAGACCCTGCTAAAGTATCTATATCTTTGGATGGTAGTCCTTATAGAGATATAAATACTGGTGATGTTATTAACATAGATACTTGGGGAATTTTTAATTAAAAGATATGGCAAATCTACTTAAAAAAATGGGTAATGTTATGGATATATCAGGAGCTAATTCAGCTTACCATGATATATTTTCTAATGCTGCCGTTAATCCAGTAGTAACTGAATTAGAGACTAGCTATACTAATAAACTATGGAGAGTTGCTATACTTTTACATAGGACTACACACGGCCCATCAGATAGTTCTACTGGAGTTAAAAAGAAATCTATAGCTGATCCTGCAAAATATGATGGTAATAGAAAGGTTAAAGAGTTAAAAAGAACTAGGTTAGTTAAAGAGAAAAAGAATTCTTCTAAATTAACAGCCCAGTTTCAAGTAAAAGGTCAGGATGAGATAAATAAAATAGCTTCACAGTATAAAAATATCGGTAATGATGTTATCTTATATAACCTTACTAGTAAACCCTATGAAAGGATCATAATACAAAATCGACCATCTACAGTAGAGTTTAAAGGTGAAACTTCCTGGGCTGCTATTAAATCTATGGGACGTAATACACCTATGTATCATTATACTGGAGCAGAGGATATAGTACAATTCAATATATCATGGTATGCTACTGACGAGGCTAATCCAGATGAAGTAATTAATAAGTGTAGGTTTTTAGAGACTTGGACCAAAGCTAATGCTTATCAGGCAGCTCCACCAGTAATAAGAATTCAGTGGGGAAGTGGTACAAGTGTTACTGAAGGTGATATGTTTAAGGATCAATTATTCATATTAACTTCAGCTACCTATACATTAAAGAACTTTTCTGATAGTATAAGGGTTAAGTCTAAAGGTAAATTAGTTAAACTAGTAAGTAAAGGTTTATACCCAATTGTAGCAACCCAAGAGTTGATTTTTAAAAGAGTAAGTGCAACTAATCTTAGCTATGGTGATATTCTCCCAGAGAGTAAAATGAACCGTACTAGAGGTATAAATGGATAATTATTATGGCAATAATAGGAACAAGCCCTTACGATAAAGCCTATATCATACAATATGATGAAGGTGATGCTTCTTTAGAGAAAGATATACCTACTATCATTACTAGTGATATGGATACTATCCATACTCTAAAAGATGGTGAGACTCTACATAATTTAGCTTTTGCTGTTTATGGTGATTCAGGTAAATGGTATATACTAGCAGAAGCTAATCATATTTCTAACCCATTCACAGAATTAAAAGCTGGGATGAAAATAAGAATACCTGCTTATGGCATCATTGAATAACAGTTTTAATGAGGATGGTATAGCTATGCCTTATCTTGCCATATTTGGTGAAGACGGTACACCGGTGATGAATAAACTAACTGGTGTACCTCTTGGGGCGTATATAACCAAATTCACTTATAAGTATGATGAAGAGAAAGAGAATCAAGCTTCTCTAACTTTTGAGACAGGTGATCCAGATACAGTAGATTTAGATGAACTACAGGAAAACAGGATTATATTCTTACAGTGGGGTTATGTATACCCAAGTGGTAACTTTATATCAAGTCCAGTAAAATCTATAAGAGTAAAAGATTTTAATTGTACATTTAATTCTACTGGTACACATGTTACTATAGTATGTGTAGATAGTGTTTCATCACTTAGACATGTACCACCTCATCCACCATGTGATGCTTCAGATTTAGAAGATGGTAAATCTAGTATGGTAGATTTTTTGGATAGAGGTTGTGATAGAGAAGTTGGAGTTATTATAGAATATTTTGAACCTAGACAATAATGGCAGAACCTAGAATAATCAGTAATCAGGTATTTAAGGAAATTCAAACTCCTACAGTAATACCAACTACTACAAGTAAAATTATCTATGCTAACGAGTATAGTGGTTTGAATTATAAGATTATGCCTAAAGAGTATGCCAGTATATTAAATAGTGATATTGGTGAAACTGGTAATAATCTGTTAGTTCAGTTAAAACAGAAAGTTCAAGCTTTACCTAATGGACCATGGTATGTAGATAGTAGAGATGGTGTTATATACATACATAATAGGGTAATGCAAGAACCCGTAGTTAGGGATTATACTTACCAAGCAGAGAATGGTGAATTATTGAGTATAGATTTTCAGACTCAATATATTACTAAGTATTTAGATGGTAGTGTTTCTATGGGTATAGGTGGTGATAAAGAACTAGATATTACTACTGACGTAGATGATCTATCATCAGGTTATTCATATGCTGGAGAAACTCCTGAAGAAAGGAATGCTGGTTCTTATAAAGCTTATCAGGATTATATGGCAGGTAAGTTACCTTATGAACAATTAGAGATTGCTCTTAAGGTAAATAATAATACTTTACCAGCAAATCTAAGAGGTAAAGTAGAAACTAAACATTCTAAAGAGTTAGCTAGTAATCATCAAGTATCAGAATCTAATAAAAGAGAAGAGGTAAGAGAAAAATATAATGTTTATAAAGCCCATGGAGGTAGAGCTGCAGGTAATTATAAAGTTACTAATAGGTACGGTTACCAAGGAGCTGTATCAAACATGGGAAATGATTACCTTACTAGACAGTGGTTATTAGAAGAATCTAACCAGGATCAGCTAAAACATGAAGTAGAGAGAATCCTTATCCAAGTTTCCCAGGGTTTAGAGGGTGGTGCAGAAGAATTAAGAAAGAAGTTTGCTTTAGCTGCAAAGAATCACCAATTAGATGAATTTTTAAAAGCTAATTTTGGTGCTGCTAAACATATCTTTGATGAACCAGATACTGGTCTTATGCCAGAAGCTTATGGAGAATATGTAGTAGATACTAGGGAATATTCTACTATGCCTAAAAAGGTTAGCCAGAACGATATGTTCAGAGGTAACATGGATCAAAAAACCTATGATGTAAAAAGGGCTAGAGATGGTTATTTAAGATTAAAGAATGACCCATCCGTAATAGTCACTGGTGATTTAAATGGTTTTAGAACTACCGTATTTATGAAGAAAAAAAGACGGGTAATGGTATCTCAATATCAAGTATTACAAGCCTATTTTACTAGAATGTATGGTAGTGGTAATTCTTTTAGTATTAGTGATGTAGAAGCTAGAATGAACCTATTAAATAATCAGAGACGTAAGATTACTGAACGTAAACTTATATGCAGAATGACCATTGTTGGTAATCCTTCTTTAACTACTTCTCAAATCTTAAACATACAAAATGTCGGTAAAAGGTGGTCAGGAGCTTGGTATATAAAAGCAGTAACACATCAATTAGAAGGTAGTTCTGGTTATACTTGTTTAGTTGAACTAGTTAAACATAATGGAGTATCTCCAAGTATTTCAACAAATGCCTCAGCTTCTCTGGATGGTTCTACTAATGGAGAAGGTAGTTCTATTAAATCTAAAACTAATAAGACCAAAGGTACTTCAGGTTTTGTACCAACTAGAATGGATGCTGTATATTATACTGCTTTAGGTGACAAGAAAGAAGCTACTCAATCAAGGATGGACTTTGTAATACTATCTACAGCAGCTGCAAATGGAGAGTTTGGTGAAGATGTGAGAAAGACTGGTGTACTTATGAATACAGGTGTTACCTCTACTTCAAGCTATGGTTCTAAGATAGGTTATAGTATAAAACCAGGTATTAAGATTACTGCAGAGTTGAGAAGGAAGTATGCTAAAGAAGCTTTAAAGGCTGAAGAATCTCTAAAGAAAATGAGCAGGAATATAGACGGTAGTTCAAATCAAAAAACTAGATAAGTATGGATATTGCACAAACTATAGTTGAAAATGGTATAGAAGGTCTTGGTAGATTTTATTCTATATATAAAGCTTATGTAGTAGATAATGATGATCCACAATGTCAAAACCGATTGAAGATTTCATGTTTTATACATGGTGGTTTAAGTCTATGGGCTTTACCAAAAGGTCAACATGGTTCCTTAGATAATGGTTTTAAGTATTTTGCTCCAAAAATTGGGGATGTAGTATGGGTATCTTTTGAACAAGGCGATCCTTCAAAACCAGTTTGGGAATATTACGGGTGGGCTTCTGGAGAAATGCCAATGGATTTAGATTCTCCCAATAGAGCTGGTATAGTAACACCTAATGGTACTGCTATTATATTAGATGATGAAACAGGTAACCTTGACATATATGTTCAAGGTAAAGTAAATATCTATTCTAAGGATGATATCAATATAGGTAGTGCTAGAACTATAAACTTAAACGGTGGTAATAACGGTGGGGTTATAAATATAGTTGAGTTAACCGAGAAATTGAATAAACTAGTTAAAGAGATAGATAGTTTAAAAGTATCTTTTAATACACATACACACATAGGTGTTACTACTGGTACTGCCGTATCTGGTATCCCAACGACTACACACACAAGCCCATTTAGTTCATTTAATAAAGAAGATTACGAAGATAATAACTTTAATCATTAATAATCATGGCAAGTTTGTACGCAGATCTAATTGGGTCAGGTGCTCTATATCCTATCCAAATAACCGAAAACTCCAGTGGTTTAACTGGGTGGTATCCTGTTAATGGTGATCCTAAATTAATAGAAAATAACTTACTATCCTTGATTACATATCAAATAGGTCAGAGGTTTAGACAAGAAGAATTTGGTACTAGATTAGAAGAATGTTTAGAAGAACCTAATACACAAGCTTTAAGTTATTTAGTGGATGAATTCCTTAAGTCTGCTATCAATGAGTATGAAACCCGTATAAAATATGTTTCATCAGAAATTTCTAGAAGCGGTAGTAAATTAAATATAGAGTTTACTTATAAACTTAAATCTAATAATTCTAGCAGAGTTGCAAAGATCACATATGACACCGAAATATAAATAACATTAAATCTAAAAATAAATGGGAATATCAAATTCATGGTTAACACCTTTACAAAGGTCATACCAACAAATTAAAACCAAACTATTAGATGCCCTAGCTGGTATTAAAGATGAAAATGGTAATCAGTTAATAACAGATTTTTCAGAAGGTAATCTCTTTATTATACTGGTATCCCTTTTCTCAGCTATTGCCGAAGTACTACACTATTACATTGATAATAATGCTAGGGAATCCTTTTTATCTACAGCTCGTAGGTATGAGTCAGTTGTTAAACATGGTACTCTTGTTGACTACCATCCAAGAGGAGCTATTGCTGCTACGGTAGATGTAATTATTACTAGGCCACTTACTAGTGAAAACTTAACATCTAGCTTATCTATACCAAAAGGTTTATCCTTTATAGATAGTAGTAGTAATAACTGGTTAGTAGCTAAGGATGTTACCTGGTATGCTAATACTACTACTTGTAGAGTACCTTTGATACAACATAGCCCATTTTCATTAAATAGCTTAGTAGGTACTGTTATCCCTTCTTTAGATGGTAGAGTATCTTTAGGTGTACAAACCTTTGCTAGTGGTAATTACTATGAAGATGGTACTATGAGTATTAAGGTAGATGGTGAATCATGGGTTTTAGTCCCAACCTTCGCATATTCAAAACCAACTGATAAACATTTTATAGTAACCGTTGGTTCAGACCAAGATGTTACCATAGTATTTGGTGATGGTACTTTTGGTAAGAAACCTTCTTCTGGTAGTACAATTACTGCAGCTAGTTGTTATGTTACAAAGGGTTTAACTGGTAATGTAAATGCTGGTAGTATAAATACAGTCCCTGCTTCAATATTGAGTTCTGTATCTGATGCTACATGTAGTAACCTATATCAAGCAGGTGGTGGTTCTGATTATGAAACCTTTAGGATGTTGAAAGAACATATTCCACTAAGTGTAAAAACTTTAGGTGTAGCTATTACTAAACAAGATTTTATAGATTTAGCTAAAGCTGTATCTGGTGTAAATAAAGCAGCTGCAGAATATGAATGTGGTAGAAAACTAACTGTATATATAACACCAGATAATGGTACTATAGCTTCCAATACTCTATGTAATACAGTATATAATTATTTACATCAACATTCTCCTTTGTGTACCTGGCTAAATGTTAAATCAGCAGGTGTAGTAAATATTATATTAGAGATGGATGTTACTGGTAAAAAATCCTATACAGCTTCTGAAATACAGGCCCAAGTTACTTCAGCTTTATTAAATGCTTATTCTATAGAGAATGCTGAAATAGGCGGTGATGTCAGGATTTCTGATATATATGCTTTAATAGATAATTTATCTACCGTAGATTACTTACACATAACTAAGTTTTATATGAAGCCTTGGCCTACTACCATTTATGGTAATAAGCCACTTATTGTTGATAGTTATGTTTTAAACAGTGCTAAAGGTTCTATGGAGTATATTATATCCTTTACTTCTAGTACAGCTTATACAGTACGTTCAGTATTAGGTGGATTTCAGACATCCGGTACAGTTGGAAGAACTCTAAATATAAATGATACCATAAATGGTTTTAATTTTGGTATATCTATATCCTCTAATGATTATGTTAGTGGTTATAAATATTCATTTAAAGTATCAGAACCTAATCACGATTATGAGGATCCTGGTTATAACCTTCCACTGTTCCAAAATGAGAATCAATTAACACTAACAGTTAATGAGGTATTATAAATATGGGAAAGTTAAAGAGTCTAATAGATTTCTTACCTACTTATTTTAAAGATACTGATACTCATAAAAATAATGAGGGTAAGGGCGTCTTAGAAAGTTTTCTAGAAATATGTGGTACATATTTTGAAGATATTATTACTAAAGATGTTGAAAAAACACTAGACTTGTTCGATATTGATAATACACCTGAAATTTATTTGAATTATCTATGGGAGTTTTTAGGAGAACTCCCATTTGCTTATTATAATATCGTAGACAAGCGTAAGTGGGATTTGTATTATAATGGTTTTGATACTAACCTAGAAAAATTAGCTAAGGCTTCACTTTGGGAAATTGCTAAAAGTGGACCTATAATAGTTGATACTAAAAGGATCAGGGAACTGTTAAAATACTCTATATCACTTAGTAAGATAAGGGGTACCGAGTTATTTTTTAAAACTGTATTTAGATTATATGGTATAGATATAACTATAAGTGACCCCTATGCTTCTGCTACTAATGGTATAAACAATGCTAATGGTTGGGATAGTGGTATACCTATTGCAGATAGTATATATTATTATGATACTAAGGTAACTTATGATAAGTATTATACCTGTAATAGATGTATACCCATTACCGTTAATTTTGAAGCTATTGAACACTATACGGATATAGATAGTAATTACTTTGCTGATAGTTTATCCGTTATATTCGATGGCAAGATAACTTCAGTACAAGAAGCTTTAGAATTAGCTGATGATTATAATACAGCTATAGCAGGTGGTAATGAACCTCCTCAAGCTTTCTGTATGTTTAGAAAAGCTATGGAAAACTTTTTCTATAGATACTTACCATATTATGTAAAACCTTCCTTTACTTACAATGGAGTAAGTTTAGATGATGGTGTAGATATACAGGTTAGTTATGCAGATAATAATCATAAGTTTATTATAGGAGAAGTAGATAGGGTAGCTTTAAATGTTAACGTTACTTCCGGATGGTTATATACCGATCTAGGTTATCAAGTATCTATGGATAATGGTTCTAGTTATGGTAATATTAGGTATGATAAAATATACTATACACCAAAACCTGGAACTTATAAATTCCGTTCAGTAGCAGACCCTACTAAAATAGCTACAATTACTATAGGTGAAACAGTTATTAATAAGGTATATACATTAATTGTAACTACTAACGCTACAGTATTAAGTGATAATAATACAATTACTGCTACTATTAAAGCAAAGAAAGTAGTTACAACTGACGGAACTGCTGTTACTAGTTATCCAAGTTTAAGGGTATATGCTCCAGATGGAACAGTTACAACTTTAAAACCTTCAGCTTATACTAGTACTACACCTTTTAACCAAGCTGGTATTTGGAGAGTAGAATTTTCTGAATTCCCTGCTAGATATACCGAAATAGAGATTACACAAGCTGAAAGGGTATTTAATATAACATTTGACAACAGTACTATAACATTATCACAATCAGGTTCAGTAATGTCTGCTAGTACAACAATACATATATCTTCAAACTACCCGAGTTTAGATGATGGTTTGGAGATCTTATGTACTGGTAATAATAGGACTTATCATGATGGTGATACAGTTACTATGTATGTATCTGGTACTTATACATTCTATTGTATACAAGATACTAAATACCCAAAAGATACTGCTAAATTAATAGTAAGGGATTCTACTAATGTAGTATACAATGTAACTGTATCTCCTGCTTCTGGTAGGATTACTGATGATATAACTAGTGTTTCTACTGTGGTAACCTGTTCTACTACAAGAGGTATAGGTACTAACTTTAATGTAGAATGTGTTGAAACAGGAGAAGTGTATAATTGTTACAGTGGCCATAATTGGGTATTCAATGCTTCAGGTACTTATACATTAAGATCAGTAGCTGATCATACTAAGTATACTACCTTTATAGTATATGAAAGTACTACTGATATAGTTAACAGATTGGTTATATCTGCAGTAAACCCAGCTTCTCAAGGTTGGACTTACCCAGAGCCATATACTGCAGGCACTACACCATCTTCTGGAGATACCTGGAGAGATTTGGATAGTGTTACTAGTCGGGCTACTTATGAACTACAAAGTACTACAGATTACTGTTCAGTAAAGATATACCCATATATAGGTGGTAATATGTATACATCCCAATCTGGTTGTCCAGTTACAGTATACTATAGGATAGCAAATGTATCTAATGTATTTACATATGAGGTAGGTACAGTATTGAATCTAACTACTGGTATATATCAATTCTATTCACCAGAGGATGGTTCATTAAGGTGTAGTATAATAGTACAATCTTATAGTGGAGGTAGTGGTGGTGATGAGCCTTCTACTTCTGGTTATACTATCTCATGTTCTCCAAATACTTTCAATGTAGTAGTTGGAGATAATACTACTGATCAGGAATCTACAATAGATGAAGCAAGTACAATGGTAACCTGTTTGAATAATTCTACACATACCCATACTACATTTACAGATCCAAATGGTATAACTAGACAGAGTCCATATTTCTGGTCTACTTCTAATAGTGGAATATATACATTCTCTGCACCAGATGGTACTATTGCTACATTTAGAGTAATAATATCTCATACTAACTAATAGCCAATAAAATTAAATTATATATGAAGAACTTTTTTCAATATCAAGCTTTAATAAAGTCCTCTGATTTAGCCTTAGCTATCAGTTCACCAATAGGTGTTGGACCTTTTTGCGGTTTTGGTAGTGGTACCATAAATAGTACTTCTACATCTATAACCTTAACACCAAATCCTGCATCTGGTTTATCCTATACAAAGGAGGCTATAGATTTAATTGCTAGGCGATATCTATCCAAAATAAATACAGATTCAGAAGAACCTGATGTAAATTTTGGTTGTATTGCCAGAGATGGTACTATCTTTACTTCTCCAGATAACTCAATAGTAATATCTAATATCCAGGGAACTAAGGGCTCATATAATGAGGTTTTTGTATTTGCTGTACATACTCAGGTTGAAGAACCAGTAGAGAACCCAGTTGATTTTGTAGCTTATTGGAATGAGTCATCTACTGATTTCTATACTATGTATAAGAAAGCTTTAGACCCTTATTACCCAACTTCAGCTGAGTTAAGGACTTTAGATATAAACACTAATGATGTATATGAATCTAATGACCTTAATTATAATTATCTAGAGAACCAAGTAAAATCTGCCTGCTCTGCATACAATAGTTCAAAGACTTCTTGGGTATTGGTTGGTGTATATGGAACTGGTACTAATGCAATGACCCGGGTATCAGAACCTTTTGCTATAGTCCCTTATTTTGGTAAATACCCAGTAGAGTTACCTTATAATACGGCTAACCATTCTATGATCAAACAATCTATTAGTCATATAGAAAGTATGATGGCTGGTTTGGTAACTGATAATTCTACTACAGTTAAGGAATATGTAGATTATGAAATATCTAGTCTTAAAAAGACCCTAGAAAAAGAAATAGCTGATTCCTTATTACCAATAGGTTCAATCATACTATGGGAAGGTACTGAAATTCCTGAGGGTTGGGCTGAATATACTAAGGCAGCTGGTAGAGTAGTAGTTGGTTATTCTGCAGGAGGTATACAGGTAAATAATAAATATATCTTTACTAATATAGGCGATTTGTATTCTCCTAGTGATGGTACTTATAGTGTAACTATTAGTGAGAGTAACTTACCAAGACATAGACATTCAGTTGGTTTAGCTAAAGGAACTTGTCAGGATAACTCTAGGGATGGTGTAGTACCAACTTCATATGATTACAGAAATACTAGTGTAGGCGGTACAGTAGGTGGTTTTGCATCATCACAGGGAATTGTTGGAGGAGCTGTTCCTACTTCTTATAATCAATTATCTGGAGCTGTAAATAATGAATCTAGCATAGATTCTTTAGTAATAGAAAAGTTACCTCCTTCAATTACTCTGAGATATATAATAAAAACAGAATAGCTCTTTACCATAGCGGTATTAATAGGATTTAGATTTTATGTTTATTACTAAGAAAGCCGGTGCCTGTGAAGGTCCCGGCTTTTATTATGTGTAGTGATATATAGATTATTTACCCATGATACCTGCTATAGATAATTGTAAGTTTTCTAGATTAGCCTGAAGCTTATGTATAATAGGTAATTCTTCAGCAGCTTTTTGCATATAATAAGTAATATCATCCTTACATTCTTTTATAAACCTGCATGATTTCTTAGTCTTTGGTAAATCGAAAAACTCTATTAATAGTAAAGCTGTAACCCTGCCATCTTTACTAGTCATTCTTTCTCTTATATACTGTGGTGGATTAAACATGCATTCCCAAATCAAATAAGCATCTTCTGAAAGATTCCTTTTCATATACATCTTTATTTCATCTAACATCAACTGCTTATTTTTATTAGTTTCATCCTCTTCCTCTCTTTCAAATTCAGAAGTATCTTCCTTAGAATCATCAAATAAATCTTCTAACTTTGATAGACTCTGGTTATAATCTGCCATATCTCCGTAAGCAGATCTCAGGAGTTTATTCTTATAAGTAGATAGGGCTGATAATATTCTAGCTTTTAGATGTTCTTCAGTACACGTACCATAATATTTATTGAATACAAATAACATCTTATCCCAAAAATATGAAGCAATTATATCAGTAGTAAGGTTAAACCTTTTACAATCTATCTGTTTAGATAGATTACGAATAACTGGCCTACATATTTTATAAAGCCTATTAAATAGTTCTACATCGTAACCCTCTTGCATAGGTGTTAGTCGATGTAATTCGGATCCTTGATATCCGTTAGAGTTCTGTTTCATGCGGTTATTTATTAATATTAATATGTGCAAATATAATACTTTTATTTAATAAATGCAAATAAATTTGCAAAAATTTGACCAGAAGGTAGAAGATTATAGTAAACTTGAGTATGGTCAGTACTGGATAGTACTACTCTTTTCTACTGTAAACTATATCATAATGAACGTTTTAATTACTAGTAATATAATGAAAGATAAAATAAAGTTTAGCTTTAGCCCGGAATTTCAATTGGAGATTTTAAGGTATATAGTCCAAGATAAAGAGGGTGGATTAGCTTTAAAAAGGATAAAACCAAGTTACTTGGTTTTGATTGAACATTCCGTTATTGCAGAAGGTTTATCTAAGTTCTATAAGAAGAACAAGAAAATACCTTCTAAAAATGTTTTAAAAGAGGTTATAAAAGACTTGTTAGAAAGTAAAAACTATGTAGACCTGGTTACAGTAGATGATATACCTAATATCTATAGCATAGTAAATAATCTATATTCAGAACCCCTGCAGGATCATGATTTCATACAAGAAAAGGTATATCAGTTTTCTACATATGTAGAGATGAAAAACTTGAATGATTCCTTTGATTTAGGTAATTTTGAACAGTATGAAGAGTATAGCAAAAAGATAGAAAGTATACTTCAACGGTCTAAACCTAAACAAGAAGATGAGCCTTTGTATTTAATTAAGGATGTAGTAAATAGACAGTTTAAAAGACAAGCTGATCCCGATGTAGTACCAAGTCCATTTAGACAATTAAATGATTTAACCAATGCTGGTGGTTATTCAAGAGGTTCAGTTATAGTGTTATTAGATAAACCAAAAGCTAGAAAAACCTTTTTCTTAGTAAATATAGCTAGAGGTTATTTAAGAATGAAAAAATCTGTTTTATATATAGATACAGAAAATGGTAAAGGCCAGATAATGGACAGGTTTATTCAATCTTCTATTAATAAGACTAAGAAGGAGCTATACACTGGAGATTATGATAAGCTAGAGATACAACATATGAGAAAACTCTCTAGATTTGGTGTTGAATTGGTTGTTGAAAGAGTTCCTGCTATGATTACTGATTGTACATATATAAGGGATTTAATATTAAAGCTTAAAGCCCAGGGTATAAACATATCTGTATTAATGGTGGATTATGCTGCTAAACTAGCTTCAATTAATAATGATAAAGACGATTTTGAACGCATAAGTAATGTGTATGTAGATATGCAAAACCTTGCAGAAGAAATGGGTCTAGATTGTATATGGACTGCTCATCATATAACTAGAGAAGGTGCTAAACATAGAGAAACTAGATATGAAGAAAATGATATATCTGGTGCTATATCAATAATTAGAAATGCCCAATGTATTCTTGGATTAAATGCTACACCTCAAGAGGATAAAGATGATATACAAAGATTAGAGGTAGTAGTTCAAAGGGATGGTAAACCAACAGGTAGGGCTCTATTCCATGTAGATGTAGATAGGCAAAGGGCTATAGAATTTACTAAAGACCAGAGGAAAAAGTATGATGAAGTATATGGGTCTAAATTAGATGAAGCCTTTAATAAATCTACTACAAAGAAGAATGTAAACCCAGATGCAGATTCAGATAAGTATAATAAACTTAAAACTGGAGATATATGATTTTAAAGTTTATAGTTTTATTGATAATGATAATCGGTGGATATTTAATAGCTACTAATGATACTCCATACGATGGTAATGATGATAGTTGGATATGAAAATTACTAAACAATTTAAAAGCCAGTTAAAAACCTATTTAGTTAAAAGGTTAAATGCTTTTGATTATAAACATGGATGGATGAGAATACCCATATGTCCCTACTGTCATAGGGAGAATAAAATGGGTGTAAACTTATCCTTATATAGATGTAATTGCTTTAGATGTGGAGAACATCCAAATCCTTCTCAATTAATAATGGATGTTGAACATTTTGAAACATACTCAGAACTAATAAGATTCTTAAACAATGGAGATTTTAATGAACTTACTTTTCGGGAAGAAAAGGTTGAACTTGTTGAAAAGAAACCTTTCTATTTACCAGAAGGATTTACTCTTCTTAGCTTCGGTAAAAGTACACTCGTAAAATCGATTAGGGGATATTTACGCAATAGACATTTTTCCATTGAGGACTTGTCTAGGCAAGGAATTGGTTACTGCAATAAAGGGAATTTGTTTGGATACGTCATTATACCATTCTATTCTGGAGGACAGCTCAGGTACTATAATGCTAGAAAAGTTATTGGAAACGGGCCAAGGTATAATAACCCGAATAAAGATATTACGGGCCTTGGAAAAGAGTTTATCATATTTAATGAAGATGCCCTTAATATCTTCAAAACCGTATACGTATGCGAAGGAGCATTTAATGCACTCACCATTGGTTCACATGGAATTGCCACCATGGGTAAATCAATCTCCAGATACCAACTCAACACTTTTATCAAATCACCCGCATCCCACTTCATCATACTACTTGACCCCGATGCCAGATTACAAGCTTTAAAATTAGCTTTAGAGTTAGTAAATTATAAAAAAGTAAAGGTAGTATTTTTACCAGAAGGTAAAGATGTTAATGATCTAGGTAGAACTACTACTATGAGGTTAGTTTATAATACTAGATATCAAAGTTATCAAGATTTAATAAAATTAAAAAATGAGTTATGAGGGATCCAGGTATACATATTACAAGGAAAGACTTTAAGGAAATTTTGGATTATTTAGCTATAACAAATTTCCCAATAGATAATTTTTTTATGGTAGCTAGGAAAAAATCTATTTCTAGTAGAGCTGTTCTTATACAACATAAAAAAGATACTAAGAAAATACAAAATACTTTACTAGCAAGCATAGGAGATGCCCAATTAATAGCCGATTTAATATATGCAATACGTATGAAATTAAATCATAGGGGTATTAGGAAAATAACCCAATCAAATACTAGGGAATGGGCTTTATGCAAAAAGCTAGCAGATATCTGTAATACCTTTTGTAGTGACTTTGAATTAGATACCCGTGAAGGTTTTATAGAATATTTATCTATAGGGTTTAAGAGAATTGGTAAAGGTTATAGGAATTGGTTACAAAGGTTAGTAAGTATGGCTGATGCTATAACTGAGGAAGAAGCTGCAGTAACAGAAATAAAGGATTTACATCAATTTAAGGATGAAGCTAAAAGGTTACATGATTATTTTATTAAAAGGATAGCTTCAGAAACAGGAATATATCAAACTTATGAGGAGAACCCTTTAGAGTATGTATGGTTTTATAGATTGGCAGAATTTTTAGATGAAAGACATTGGGATAGTATAACTTATATAGACGCTCAGTTTGATGCTTTGAGTTATTGTAATGGTATCCCATCTTTACAGAATCTTATGTCTGATAAATCTATAGAACACTTTAATAAGAGTTTGTATAAGAATAGGAATACCTATAATAAACCTAAAGAGATAGAGGGAAGTATATGGGATCAAATAAAGTAAAGCTATGGCAAGTATTATAATACAAAACTGTAATCAGTGTGAATTAAACATACCAGCTAAGTATGCTAACAAGTTATATAATGAATTTAGTGTAAGGCATCCCCAGTCCTTTTATTTAAAAAAGAGAATACCTAATTGGGATGGTATGATTCATTTCATAAATAAGTCTGGTGTATTTAGAATAGGGCTACTACCAAAAATATACAATAAGTGTAAAGAATATGGTTTAGATGTTTTTATAGAAGATTTTCGTAAACCAGTACCAGAGGTTAATACTCAGATAAAGAGTATAGGTAATTACAAATTAAGACCAGAACAAATAAAAGCAGTATCTTCAGTATTATTTAATAAGGTTGGTAATGCTAATTTTCACATAGGGGTTATTAACTATACTGTTAATGCTGGTAAGTCATTGATAATGTCAGCTTTATATTACTCTTTCAAGAAAAAACTTAAAACTTTATTGATAACAAATGACTCAGATTGGTTAAATCAATCTAGAGAGGAGTTTAAACAGTATCTACCTAATGAGGATATAACCTTTGTACAAGGTGGTAATGTTAAAAATTGGTCTAACTTCTCAATAGGTATGGTTCAATCCATATCCCGGAATATAAGGCAGTATCAAAAAGAATTAACCAGTATAGACATGGTATTAGTAGATGAGGCAGATTTAGCAGGTAATAAGTCTTATCAACAGGTGTTAACTCATTTATATAATACTAGGGTTCGTATAGGTTTGTCTGGAACCATTTATATGAGTAAGTTGATTAGAGATAGACTTAAGAACTTAAATTTGGAAGCTTTCTTTGGATCTACTATAGCAGAATTCAGATTAGCAGAATCTATCAAAATGGGTTATTCAACTAAGGTTATTGTTAAAATGGTACCAAGTAAAAGGTGGCTAGGTAATTGGGAATCAGATAAGGTTGATTATAAGGATATCTATGATGATACGATTACAAATAATAAAACTTCTATGAAAATTGTATCTGATAGATTAGAATATAATTTAAAATATGGCAGGATTCCTGCTCTCGTAGTATGCAAATATATAAATCATTGTGAAAATCTTTATTCTTATTTGAACGAGAAACTAGCAAAATATAAATTAACCATTGCTAGGGTACATGTTAATACTAAAGATAAGGAACGAAAAAGGATAATCTCTGACTTCAGGGAAGGTAAGGTAGATTTATTGATATCTACTACCATAGTAGCTAGAGGTAAGAACTTCCCATTATTGAGGTATATGATTAATGCAGCTAGTATGGATAGCCAGGAAAAGTCAATACAATTTTTAGGCCGATTAGTTAGAACACATGCTTCTAAAAATAGGGTATACCTTGATGATATTCAATACCAAGGTCCATATTTACAAAGACACGGGAATCATAGGAGAATCTATTATCAAAAAGAAAAACTTAAAGTTATTCAATTAGAAAAGCTATGGAAAAGAAGAACAAACACCCGTTTATTGCAATCGAGGAAGGGTTAAGAGAAGAGTTAATAGAAAAAATAAAGCAATTATATAATGAGTGGAATGGTAGAAATTCTTGTGAGGCAAAATATCGATGCGAAGCATATAAAGAATTGATTGAACTAATTGAAAAGGAGGAATAAATATGGCAGAGAAACTTAATTTTACACCTAAAACAGACCAGTATGGTAACACCTATGGTGAATACCCACCGACAAACACCCAGTTGACTAATAAGGTAAATGAACTGATTGACGAGGTTGAGCAACTCCGTTCCAAGATATCAGAACTGGAAGAAAGGATAGATGAACTTGAATGGAAATACAAGGCTTAAAACAAGATATTGATATGGAAACTTTATTGATAATCCTAGCAGTTTACCTTGGTTGTATATTATATATAACTATAGGAACTTTAATTTATAAATATCTAGTTAGTAATAAGGTTAAAAGATATAAGGATACACTTATTGAAGGTATCTCATATATAATAATACCAATTTGGCCTATTCTTATATTAGCATTACCATTATCCCTAATAATTGATAAGATATTAGACTAGACTTTTAAACCTACTACCATATAGATTATGGGGTAGACTAATAAGTATTACTTTATTTTCCGGAGGAAATTAAAGTGAGAACTAATACAAAATTAAGGATTAAAACATAAATATCATGGAAACAGGATTGACTTTTGATAATATAGTAGATAGTAGGGATTTAAATAAGGATTTAACTATGTATTACATCAATATAAATGATATACAATACATTAGCCCTTGTTATTCATCTGTTAAGTATCAATATGGATTTAATTTTGCTACTAAGTACAGACAGTATCAAATAATGGGTTCTTATTTAAGTGATGCTTCTTGGTTAGCTTTGGATATGGCATTAAATGCTATAAGGAACAAATTATTAGAGGCTGTAGAGAAACCATCTTCATTAAAGATACCATTTTATTTAAACTATTCTGATATTCAATATACTTGGATAGAGTTGGATGATATTAATACTCATAAGGAGGGTCTTCTTACTGTCAAGATATGGTAACCGGTCAAACTGTATCTATACACCTACTCTCTACTAAAGTTTAAAACTATTATTATATAATAACAAAATTTTTATTAAAGATGGCTAAGAAACAACAACTACCTATTCTTGAGAAGCAGGACCCTTTAGAACCGATAGATATAACTCAATTGGGTTCTAATGGAGATCCCTGTTTTGGAAAAGGGTATGATTTAAGTACTAAAGAGTGTAAAATATGTGGAGATTCTGAACTATGTGCTTTCAAAATGGCTCAGGATTTAAACATTACTAGAAAAGAGTTAGATGAGAAAAAACATTTCAAGGATCTAGATATCTTAGAGGATGTTCAGGCTATTAAGAAGTTTATGAGAAATTTAAAACGTAAAAGTGTTAACAGAAAGGATATAATAAACCAAGCTTCTGAAAAGTTTGAAGTACCTCAAAAGGATCTGAGAAAGATTTATAGAGAATTAAAATGATGAAGAAAGAGGAAAGAGTTAGGATATTTATTCCATATATTTGGAGCCTTTTTAAAAGGTATCTGAATAATACAGGTTATTATGTAAGAGCTGAAGATAGGTTATCATCTCTATTCATGAGAGGTGAATCAGATGTAAAAGAGATGATTGATGAGTTGAATAAAAAATCTATAGAAGAAAATGTAGGTATAACTTTTAAGTACAAAAAACGTATTACTTATTATAAAATTTTACAACAGATATGAATCGTATTCGCTTTTGTAAGGTAAGGGAAGTTGAAGTACCTTCTTATGCAAATCATGGAGATGCAGGTTTGGATTTTAAGATTCCAAGTAATTTAACTATTGAAAATATCCGTACAGCTAATGCTCAAGCTGAAGATATTGTGATCAGCCCAGATATAACTGGAGTTGGTATAGTTAGAACAGTAATAAATCACAGTACCGGATATATAACCAGTATAATCTTGGGACCTCATTCACGTGTATTGATTCCATCAGGTATCAGAGTTTTAATAGAGCCTGAAAATTCAATGCTAATGGCTGCAAATAAATCTGGTAAATCCTATAAAAAGGGTTTAGTATATACTGCAGAGATTGTTGATTCTCCTTATACCGGTGAAATTCATTTGGGTATTTGTAATACTAGTAGTACTACTCAGGTTGTTGAAGTTGGTTCTATTTTACAGTTTATTCATGTACCTATTTATATTACACCACTGGAAGAGATATCAGTAGAAGAATATGAAGATCTGGCTACTACTTGGGGTACCAGAGGTAGTAATGGACTTGGTTCTGGTGACTAATGGATATTAGAAATATTACAGAAAACCCTCTAGAGGTATCTGACCCAAAAGAGTATCTGTCAAAGATGTTTGATTTGGGTATAGAACAGCTAGAGGGTTATCGTATTATAGAAAATCTACCAGCTTACCCTTTTGATATAAATACTGCCAAGAATCAGGTTATACTAAAGGATTTTATAGGTAGAATAATAGAAGAGTTAACCGAGGGTCATGAGTCCCTTTTACTATTGAATGAGATTTTAAATCCTATTGGTTATAACATATATAAGCTCAATAACAAAGAATATAATCAAGTATTAAATCATATTCAAAATGCAAATGAAGAACAAGCAGATGCTTTTGGATTCTTCTTTGCTCTTCTAACATACTCTAATATATTGCCAGAAGATATTTTTAATTATGCAGATTCTAATGGTGGTATAGATATAAATTCAACCAATGATTTGATGTCATTTGGTATAAAGCTTCAAAATGACTGTGGTTTTGATGTATATGATAGTTTGCTTCATCTTAGTTTCCCGTTAGTAAGTTCAGATATCTTTACTGGTAAGTTCAATAAAACTCAGAACGATTTTGATAAATTCAAGCAATATGCTCCCGGGTTTCATTCATTATCACCTTCCCGTATTAACAATGGTATATATTTAATGTGGCAGGTAATCTATCAATTGAATTGTGCTAGGAATTTGCTTAAGAATCGTCCATGGAAGCAAACACAGGTAATGTCAAAAGAACTTGATTACCAGGAAGCTGTAGTAAAAGCTTTCCTATTATATCTTGGTTACTTGGGTCTTAATGGTTTTGATCAAGAGAGTATATATGTATTAATGTTTAAAAAACAACGTCTCAACTTATGGAGACAAAAAACTGGTTATTAAATGTCTGGATGGAATAAACCTTTAAAGGGTCTAGAAACTAATACAGAAGAGAATATACATGCTTTAGAGTTCGCAACTTCACAAGAAGCTTGGGAAAAGTTAAATGAATCCTTTCTGAGAATAGACCCAATATTATTTAAAGCTGGAGCTACAGCTAATAGTGGAGTAGCTGTATCATACAATGTATTTATAAAGATAAGGAAGGCTTGGGTTGATCCTGATTTTGATTATGGTAGAATGTTTAATTATACAGAAGCTAAATGGACTTCCCTGTTAAACAATTATATTGATTTTAACAAACTGGATTTACTACGTTCTAAGCTTAGAGTATTAAAGAACAAGTATAATCAAAATTACAACATAACTTATACTTTCAATAACCACCACGATAATGGTAAGCAGTGTTTAATAGCTGCTACTTTCTCAAAAAGGTTCCAGGAAGATACTCCTGTTGTTACTATGATAATGAGGGCATCGGAAATAACTAAGAGGTTAATATTTGATTTCTTATTAATTCAAAGGATGTCTGAATATGTATATGGACCAGAACAATCTATTCAGGTAAATGTATTTGCTACTCAAATGTATGGTAATATAGAAACCCTGATGATGTATCACACTTATAAACCTCTCAAGAAAGTATTAAAGGGTGTACAAAACCCATTTACTGATAAAGTATGGGAAGTATTCAATAAGTTTCAAAATGGTACAGAAAAACAATTCTCATCTTTCAAGGTATTCTTTAGGAGTTTTAAAGTACTTAGACCTGATCTATATACTTATAAACCCTTATATGCTAGGGATTTACTATTAGAATATGAAGATATAGAATATCCAGAGGATTGTATCTCTTTTTCACAGCGTAAGTTGTATAAGAAAAAACATAAAAATAGTTTAAAGCATAAAGAAGAGTAACATGAGAATTTATTCAGATTGTAGAGATTTAATGTCTGAGATGGGCAGAGAACTCAATAGCTATGGTCAAGTAGTAAAACCAAAGACTTACCAGAATAAGGTGATAGAAGGTATTGATGACTTTATTACAAAAGAAATAATATGTCAACAGTATTGTTTAACTTCACTTAAAAATGTAGATTACCTATTTGTATATACAAAGGCTAAAGAATGGGCTGATGCTGAATTCCTGGAGAGAATTGATCCAGATGAAACATACAATAATCCTGGCGAAGCTTGGAAGTTACGTGAAGATATGTGGGAACAATTTTTGGTAGGTACCAATGACCGTCATTTTGATTATACATACTGTGAACGTATTAATCAACCAGTATTATTTAATGGTACTAGGATGACTAAGTTGGAAGCTATTATACAATTGCTAAAGACTGACCCAGGTACTCGTAAGGCTGTTTTAAGTATATATGGTATTGGTCCTCATGATTTTGATAGTGATTATTATGCTGGAGAACATCGTATACCTTGTTCAATGTATTATGATTTTCTAATCAGATGGAATGCTAGAGGTGAGAAACAATTGAACATAGTATATCACCAAAGGAGCTCAGATTTTTGTATGCACTTTGGAGATGATGTATATTTAGCTTGGAGACTTATGGAATATATTGCTAGGGAAATTAATATAAAACCTGGCTATTTATATCATACAATTGATTCTCTACATGCTTATAAAAAAGATTGGCATTATCTAAATTCTAACATTGACGACTTAGTTTAATGGTAAACAATTTAATAATAGGGAGGAGAAATCTTCCCTATTATAGCATAACAAACATATAAAACTAATGGAGACAAAATATCACATTATTCGTTCTCATTCAGAACTGAAACGACTTGTAAGAGCCTGTAAAATAACTGGATATGCTTCATATGATTTTGAAACTAATGCTAAACCAATTTATAATAGGGATTTTAAACCAACAATCTTATCAGTAACATTTCAACCTGGTATGGGTTGTTCTATACCCTTAGATCACCCAGAAACTAAAGATTATACTGAACCAGGTTGGGATTGGTTAAAAGAACTTAAGTATTTTGGTGAACAGGTTATTTGTAATAGGAATATTACTAAGATAGCCTGGAATGCTAAGTTTGATAATCAGATAATGGAGAAGTATGGTATATTCTATAGAGGTGTACTTATAGATGGTATGTTAGCTAAGTATTTACTAAATGAGGAGAAACCGAATGGACTAAAAGATATGGTCAAAAGGTATTTACCGGAACATGGTAATTATGAAAAGCAAGATGCCTTTGATAAAATACCATGGGATGAAAAACCATTAGAACCTCTATGTAAATATGGCTGTCAAGATACTGATTATACCTTTAGATTAAGTATTTTCTTTGAAAATAAGTTAATTACACTAGGTTTGTATGATACTTATAGAAACCTGATAATGACTGCTTCAAGGGTATTAACTTCAGTAGAGAAATCTGGTTTATATTTAAATAGGGGTTTTAATGAGGAACTACTCAATACTTATAAACCGAAGATAGATGATGCTCGTAATACGGTAATGAATCTACCAAAAGTAAAAAAGTTTCAAAAGTATTTAAACCAATCTAGGATAGAGGCATATATAAGTAAAATACAAGAAGAATTAGATTCTTTAGATATAAATAATCCAGCAGATAAGAGAAAAATCACTAGTAGGCAGAATAAAATTGCTAATATCCGTGCCGGAATATATATTACTAAAAATGAGCAAGCATTAATTGCTCCTATCAACCTAAATAGTAATAATGATTTACCTCTACTAATGTATGGAGAACATGGTTTAGGTTTTGAACCCATAAATAAAACTGAATCAGGTAAACCCTCAACGTCTGAGGATACTTTGGTTGAATTAAGATTAACAGTAAAGAAACCTGATAATCCGAAAGCTATATTTTTAGATAAGCTTATGGAATTAAGAGGTTTGGAAAAAATGTATAAAACTTATATTTTAGGTTGGAATGAAAAAGTACAGGATGATAATTGTTTACATGGTAGATTATTAATACATGGTACTACATCTGGCAGATTAAGTTCACAAGAACCAAATATACAACAGATACCAAAGACTTCAGTTGACCCTAATATAAAAAATCAATTAGTAGCTAAACCAGGAACTTTATATTTTGCTTCAGATTTTTCCCAAGCTGAATTGAGAATAATGGCTCACCTATCTGGAGATGAAACATATCTGAAAGCTTTTGCAGAAGGTCAAGATCCTCATTTAGCTATTGCTTGTAAAAAATATGGAGTAGATTATAATGAAACTCTTAAGATCTATGAAGATGAAAAACATCCTGATTTTAAACTATGGAAAACTAGAAGAAAACAAGCTAAACAATTAGCGTTTGGTTTGATTTATGGTATTGGTGCTGCTTTACTAGCTGTAAAATTATCAGATCCAAAAGCAGGTTTAATAGTTTCTAAAGAAGAAGCTCAAAAACAAATGGATGAGTACTTTGAAGAGCATCCTAAATTAAAGGTATTTAAGGAAAAACAGGAAAAGTATTTAAGGAAAAACGGTTATCTTAAATCTTTGTTTGGTAGAAAAAGAAGATTACCACAAATATATTCAAACAATAGTGATGAGGTAGCTTATGCTATAAGATTGGGTTTAAATTTCCCTTGTCAATCAGCTGCATCAGATATGTGTTTATTTGGCTCAATATTAATATATTATATGATGAGGCAAGGTAAGTTACCAAAAATGGATTCAGTTTGCTTAGTACATGATGCTAACTATTTTAACAGTAAGCCTGAATTTATTAATGTATGGACCATATATACGATGTGGAATATCTATAGAAACCCAAGAACTAAGAAATTTTTTGGTTTTCAGATAGATGATGTTACAATGGATATGGATTATGAAATAGGTAGAACTATGGCAGAAGAATTACCATTTATACCATTGTATGATTATAATAATATGTTAAAGCCTGATTTCAATGTTGATGAATATATGGAACTGGCTAAGAAATATAAACATATAAGTATTAAAGATTATCCTAAGTATTTTTCTAAAGAGATGAAAGAGTATGAAGAAGATTTTAAAAGGTCCATCGGTATTCATTGCTAAATGTCAGGTATGTGATACAGAATTTGAATATCAATATGAGGATTGCGTTAATGTAAATTTAAGAGATGGTAGTAATTCTATTTATGTAAGTTGCCCTAAATGTGGTAATCTAATACTTCATAATAATTCTGTGAAAACAACCACCTCAGATAGGTTAGTTACTGAAAGTTTTTTATAATATGGAACCGATTACAAAAAAAGAGTTAGAGTCTAACCCTAAACTATCAATTACAAATATTCAGTTGAATGTTACTTATGTACTTGCAGCTTGTTTACAACAATCATTTATGGATATGGAAAGTAACTTAAAAGCTACTAGGACTGAGTTAGAACATGAAAATAAGCGTATTCTTAGTGAATTGATAAGGCTTTCAACTAGATTTCAGTTTTTAGTAGATGAGTTACAGAAAAAGTCTATATTAACTACTGAGAAAAGTTGTATATACTCCCATGATACTACTATGTTCCAGTATTATTCACTGTTGAAAGAGTTTATCTCTATTTCTGGTACTGATGATATATCTGATATCCGGGCTTATACACTATGGAAGATGTTACATGGTTTTAAACACTATATAGAGTTTCCAAATCATGACCTAAAGAATCATATGGCCTGGGATTCAGTAAAGAAACGTATTGAAGACGGTGAAGGTGTTGTAACTATTGTATCTACTAAAGCTAAGAAGGTAGTCAGTAGTATTTTAGAATTAGGTAAGGATTATAAAATTACCTGGGATGATAAGATTAAACAGGGTATAAAACTATTACAAGAATATGAAAGCCGAGATTAAGGTTATTAAGGTTAAACTAGATGGTAAGGTATTAACAATAGACTTAGCAAAAGAATTATCTATAAATGAAAATTTATTGAATTCTCAGCTGAAAGATAGTCCGTCTAGTTATTATATACTTTGTAAACTGAGAGATAATTATATTAAAAAACGTGATGCTCTTGAACGTGAAAAAGAAGAAGCTTATAGCAAAGTATGGACTTATTATAAATCAAGTAATGAGAGGTATTCTAATGAACAGGTATCCCATTTAGCTAATTCTAATAATAAATATTGTTCACTGTGTAAACGTTATTTAAAAGCTTCAGCTAAAGCTAATATGTTTATTTCAATATGCAGAGTTTATGAGAATAGGGAGAACATCCTTAGAACTCTGAGTGCCACTCTCAGGAAACAACAATAGAGAACTATTAATATATACTATAAAATTCTAATTGAATATGAATGTAAAAATGAATTTCGTATCTTACGAAGTGGCTAATCAGTTAAATGAAGCCCTTAGTAGTACAGGTATATGTCCAGAAAATAGGGTAGTAGTATTATCTCCAAATAATGAGACTACTACTTCAACAGGTATTATTATTCCTGGTACTGCTAAAGATGATTTACCAAGAAAGGGCGTTGTAGTTCAATCTGGTTATATAGATGAACTAAATAGGTGTTTTAGAGATTGTACTAAAATTGGTATGATTATTACTTATGGTTTGTATGCTGGTAAAGAATTGGAATTACAATATGATTTACCATCAGGATTAAATGATTTATTAAAAACTAATAAGTTAACAGTACTATCCGTTAATGAGATTATTTATTCAGAGTGTAATAAGTTATGAAAGTAAAGAAAGAAAAGAAAATTTCCTCTGATGGTATGACTACCAGAGAGAAGATGTTAGCAAGGAAGAAAAAGTTAACTGAAAAGGGTTCAGGGTCCTCATTGGTATATCCAAAAGAAGGTACTACTAGAGTTAGAATGAAATCCCCAGGTGATGATCAGGAATTGGGAATGGAGGTTGTTCAATTCTATATACCTGATGTAGGTGGTATTATTTCTCCAGCTACTTTTGATGAGCCTTGCCCATTTATGGAAAAGTACAATGAGTTAAAGAACTCTAAAGATGACGATGATAAGGAATTAGCTAAGAAAATGGTTCCTCGTCGTAGGTATATAATTGGTGGTCTGGTATATACTGATGATAAAGGCAGTAGCTTTGATTATGACGGTAAAGATAAGGGTATTTTAATACCAAGGTCAGTATACCAAGATATCGTAGATTTATATTTAGATGAGGATGAGGCTGGAGATATGACAGACCCAGATCATGGTTATGATATTAAGATTATACGTTCAGGTTCTGGTAAGTTAGATACTACATATTCAGCAAGAGCTTGTAAACCATCCTCATTAGATTCAAAATACAGGGGTAATGTTGATCTAGAATCTATAGTTCGCAGTCAAATCAAGGATTATGATGAATTACAGTATATGTTAAATACTTTCCTCAATGAAACTCCTGCTGATGAAGATACTGATGAACCAGTAAAGAAAAAGAAGAAATCTAGTGATGATGAACCAGTAAAGAAAAAGAAGAAAAAATACAAATCTGATATTTAGTAGTTTGTCTTTTGTTTGTAAGTTTTATGTGTTGATGAGGAGGTGGTATTCCTTATGGGTTACCACCTTCTTTAGTTTTTAACTTCATTTAAAAAAAGTATGGCAAAGAACGGTAAAATCGGTATAAAAGTACCAACCAAAAATGAGATACTTAAAAAGTATGGTAATATGGTAAAATTAGCTTCAGATACAAAAGAATCTGGGCTTTGGTTACCCTCTACATTTTTTATGCTTAATTATACTTTTGGTGGAGGTATCCCATTTGGTAAAATCTTAGAAGTAGCTGGAGAAGAGTCATCAGGTAAATCTTTAATAGCTTATAATTTTGCTTATGCTTGTCAACAGCTTGGTGGTAAAGTTATATGGGTTGATGCAGAACAATCTTGGATGAATTCTTGGGCTGAAACTAATGGTGTTGATCCCAGTAATGTAACTGTAGTAAATGATACTAGAATAGAATATGTTGCTGATATAGTAGCAGATTTAGCTATATACTTGAGATCCCAATTAACTCATAATGAACCCATATTACTGGTAGTTGATTCTATAGCAGCTATGGATTGTGCAGATAATATAGATGCTAAAATGGTAGAGGGTAAAGCTGAGATGGGTGGTAGAGCTAAGGCTTTATATAAATATTTTCGTATACGCTCAGAATTATTCTATAGACTAGGTATTACTCAGATATATATTAACCAATTAAGAACAGCTTTGAATGTTGGTTTTGGTAAAGATAATACTACAACTACTGGAGGAGCTGCTTTGAAATTCTATGCTGCTATAAGAGCTGCTTTTTATTCAGGTAAATCAATAACTGTTAAGTATAAGGGTAAAGAACGTAGGGCAGGTAAATTAGTAACTGTTAGATTAATTAAAAATAAGGTAGCTCCACCAAGACCAAGTATTTCAAAATGTCCTGTATATTTTAATCCTACTTTCCATGAGGTTGGTTTTGATAGATATTATGGTTTAGAGGATGTTTTTGTAGAAAATGAAATTATAGTAAAATCTTCTGGTGGTGTATATAAACTTGGAGATAAACAGCTATGTCGTGGTGAAGAGAAATTTCAGAAACTTCTAGAAGAAGATGAAGATCTCAGAAGAAAGCTTTTACGTAAAGCTAGTATAAATACCATAGGTAATACTCGTAAAAAACTGGATAATTTAAAAGAGAATTTTTTCCCAGTAGATGGAGTAGAGTATGAATCATTTAGTAATTCAGAGGAGGAAGAAGACGATGATAATGAATAAATTAAGAGAAGTTGGTGGTTCACATTATGAAGATTTAGATATAGAACCAGTAACCATTATATCCCAGTATAAATTAAACTGGTTTCAGGGTGAGGCTTTTAAATATGTTTCAAGATTCTTTAGAAAAAATGGTTTATCAGATTTAAAGAAATCAGCCCATGTATGTGAAATGGCTATTACTATGGATAAATACCCAAATACATATAATGGAGTAATATACCTAGAAGATACACTTTTATCAAAATATGTTCTTCAGTTTAAAAACTCATTCAGAGAGCCAAAATCCTTCCCAATATTCCAAGATATAGTACTCTCTATCTTAAACAAGGATTATAATAAAGCTTTTCATAATATAAGTCTTCTAATGTATTCAGAATATGATGAAAGCATCATCTAAATCTAAGCTAATCCTATTAATAGATGGAGAAAATATACTTCACCAGTCTTTCCATAAATTTGAGAATCTACATTCTACTGATGGTAAACCTTCTGGAGCTATATTTGGGTTTTTTAAATCCTTACACATGTATTTAACTAGGTTTGAACCGTATAAAGTAGTAATATCCTTTGATAATGGCCATTCTAAATACCGAGAAAAGCTTTTACCAACCTATAAGATTCATCGAAAAAATATATCAGTAGATTATGAGTCTTTACAAGCTCAGAAAAAGCAAATAATGGCAATTTTAAGGATGCTAAGAATTACTTATATCTTTGATAAATATAAAATATCTAATTATGAAGGAGATGATTTTCTAGCATACCTTTATTTAACTACAAAAGATAATAAGGATTATAAATATATCTTAATTTCAAGTGATAAAGACTTTAATCAGTTGTTAAGCGATAAGCTTAAGATATTTAATCCAAGAAAAGAATCTATGGTAAGGGTTGATAACTGTAGAGAGTTATTTGGATATGAATCTTATGAAACTGTTGATTATTTATCACTAGTTGGGGATAATTCTGATGATATCCCTGGTGTAAGAGGTTATGGTCCTGTAAAGGTTAGAAAATTCCTTGATGAGTACGGTTCTATAGAAAAAGCTTTAGAAAATAAGGATTTAAAAGATTATAAAAAGATAGAAAGAGCTTGGAAAGTAAATCAACAACTAATAGATTTGAAATGGTTTGTTAAGAATCACCCAAATTCTAGAGTTAATGATATCATACATTCATATAAGAAAAAGGTAATACAGGAAAAACGTTTCAAGAATATCTGTATCTCATACTCATTTTCATCTTTTATGACTAATGAATTTATGAAACCTTTTAAAGAATTATTAAAATGAAAAACCTTAAGTATCAAAGAATTATGATGGCCGGTCCATCTGGTATTGGTAAAACTACCATAGCTAAATGGTTAGCCGATGAGTATCAGGCATTGGGTTATGAATTTATATCTGGTTCTGTATCAGATTTAATACCCTCTACAAAAGAGCTTTCTCACAGAGATATGTTAGATAGGGATTCTAAAACCCAATATTTAGAGGATTATCAGATATTGGATCTAAGACGTAAATTGTTCAGAGAACATCCAATATTTGTTTCTGACCGTAGTTACCTTGATAGTTTGACCTATTTTATTTATAAGCAAGCAGGTAAACAACCTTCATGTGAATTAGACCAATTCTCTAGATTATGCTCTATGATACTGGTTCAACAATGTGATTTGTTAGTAATGTTTGATTTTAAACCAGGTTATATAGATCAATGGCTTACTGAAGATAATCATAAAAGGATAACTAACAACTATTTTCAAGCTGAGATATCAGGTATTATGAAGGTTGCTCTTGGTATTATGGGTTATCAACGTGTTGGTAGTTATGAACGTATTCCAAAGGGTTTATATAGATTTGTTGAATTAACAGACAGTGTAGAATACGGTTTTATAGAGAATATATATGGTCATACTGATGTATTAACCATTTCTTCTCTTGGTTTAAATGAAAGGGAGTTGATTCTAAAGTATCAATTAAAACTATGAGTAAAAAAGTATTAGCTGTTGTTTTTTCTGATTTACATTTAAACATCTGGGCTAAGTTTAATAAGAATAACGAAAGGACCTTGAACCATTTTAGGGTCCTTTCGTTCGTTAGAGATTTATGTAATAAACATCATTGTATTTCTCTGTTTTGTGGTGATTTCTTTCATAAGCCTGATGGTATAAGTATTGAATTACTTCATCTTATGGATAATGAATTTGCTAAGTATGACGATGAAGCTAATTTTTATGATGGTAATAGCTTTGAATTATTAGCTATATCTGGTAATCATGAATTAAAAGAGGTAAATACAATAAATAACCCTAAATATAGCTTAATTACATACTTATCAAATAGGTATAGATGGGTATATAATATAGATAATGTAAGTTTTAAGTTAACAGAATCTTCAGTAGTTATTCATGGAGTACCTTACATAGACCATAATATAGGTTTAAATGAATATTTGTCTAAATTGGAATTAGACCCTGATTATAAACATATTTTAATGTTACATACTGATTACCCGGGAGCTAAGGATACTGATGGTAGGGTTATAGATTCAGTTGAAAACCTAAATTTGAATATTTTAAATAGGTTCGATTTAGTATTATGTGGTCATATACATAAACCCCAAAGGTTATCTAAAAAGGTTTATATGATAGGTGCTCCATTACAACAAAGGAGAACAGATAGAGATTGTGAATTAGGGGTATGGTTATTATATGATAACCTAGATATGAAATTTTTACCCTTAAAGGATTTCCCTAAATTCATTGATGTAGAAAATGAGAGTGATATAATAGAGGATGGTAATTATTATACGGTATTACCTAAGAAAGCTAGTATTAGTAATACAAATGAACATAATATTACTAAACAACTTTCTAAAAGAACTCTAGCAAGACGCTATATGAAGAAAATTGGTATGAAAGATAAAGACAAGAAAAACTTATTAATAAGTTTACTAAATAAAGCTGAAACATGTTAACACTTTTAAAATTACACGCCAAAGGTTTTTGTTCAATATCAGATTTAGAGTTACCTTTGAATAATAAGGGTATAATCTTAATTAAAGCCTCTAATGGTAAAGGTAAAACCAGTATATTTTCTGCTTTAGTATGGGGATTGTATGGAAAAAGTCTAAAAGGGGTTTCTGATGTAGTTACCTGGAAGGATATACAACCAAAAGATTATAAAGGTGTATTAGTAGAAGTATATTTTTCAGTTGATAATCATACATATAAAGTAGTACGTTGTCAAAAATATAAAGATACTATAGATGATGGTGCTAAGGGTAATGACAGAGTACTTCTGATGAAAGATGCTGATATCTTAGACATTAAAGGTAAGTTAGCTATACAAGATAAGATAAATCAAGTGATAGGTTTATCTTATAACCTTTTTATGAATTCTATCATGTTTGGTCAGGGTATAAAGAGGCTAATACAGGAACCAAATAGTGATAAGAAGAAGCTTTTTGAAGAGGTTTTTGATTTAAATTACCTAAACATAGCTAAAGGTATTGCTTTAGAGGATAAAAATAACTTAATTAGTAAGATTAATGAAGTAGAAAGAGAATCTGCTGTTTTAAAAGAATCTCTGGAGCAAAACATCGCTACCTATAAAGAGTTAAAAGAAAGAGAAGCTTCCTTTTCAGAGCAAATTAGACAGGAAAGAAAAGAGTTAAAAGAAACAAGGAGTAAATTTACTAAACGGCTAATAGAGGTAAAAAAACATTTAAGTGATGATTTTGAGATACAGTTTGAATTGAAACTTAAAAGGAAGAAGGATAGCTTAATCAAACTAAAAGAGGCTTATAATAAAGCAAAGAGCATTGGTAATATACCAATAGAGTCGTTTATCGACGAAGTATACATGATGTTAAAAAATAAACAATATGTAAAAGCAAAAAAGTCTTTGAAAACCTTAAAGGATTCTTTTATTAGGTCTAGAGATATACATGAGCAAATCACTAAAACTAGTGATAGTTTATCAAGGTTAGAGGAGATAAATCGTAACTATCAAGATTATGTAAAGCAGGCAAATGATTTATCAGATGATATAGCCTCTATTGATAGCGATCTTTTAAAGCTAAAAGAAGAAAAATTAAAGGTCCTATCTCCAAAGTATAAAGAAAATATAGCTCAGATTAGATCTAGGTTACGTAAAGTTGATGAGGATTATCATAATAAGGAATTAGAATTAAAGAACTATCAATGGGTAATTGATGATCCATTAGGAAATAACGGTATAAAAGCATATCTATTTGATTCCTCATTAGATATATTGAATAAGATATTGGAAAGCTATTCTAATATACTTGGTTTTAGGATAGCCTTCGAGATAGATTTATCATCAACTAGAAAAGAATTTTGTACTTTAATTGAAAGAGGTAAGTATATAATAGAATATGATGAGTTATCAGGTGGAGAAAAACAGTTAGTTAACTTAGCTATGGCATTTGCTATGAATGAGGCTTTAACAGCTTCTAGAGGTATTAATATAGCTTTCTTAGATGAAGTATTCGAATCCTTAAGTCAAGATAATATAGAAATCGTTATATCCTTAATAAGGTATATTTTCGAAAACAAAGCCTTATTCTTAATCACACACCATACATCTTTACCATTACCAAATACTAAAATACTTCAAGTAGACAAAGTGGATGGGTTAAGTTACTATAGGGTACTATAATCTATTGTAAATTAAAAATACAAGACAATAGATTAAAAGTACTAGACATGAATTCTAAGAATAAAGGTAATCGTTGGGAACGGGCAGTAGCTGCTTGGTTAACTGAATGGACTGGTTATAAATTTGAAAGAAATAGAGCTGGTTCAGGATCATGGTGGGGAAATAAAGATGCTGGTGCAGATATTACTTGCACTGATACTAGACATGCTCATAGATGTAAACTGTCAATAGAATGTAAATCCTATAAAGACATACGCTTTGAGCATGTTCTTCTTGAGAATAAAGGTTGTGATATAGTTAAATTTTGGGAACAAGCTTGTAGAGATGCTAAAAGAACTGATAAGATACCTATTTTATGTATGAGGTATAACTCTATGCCTAAGAAAGAGTTTTTCTTTGTTATTCAGTCTGATATGTTATTAGCCTTTAAACCTCTTTTAAACCAAACTCACATGACTTTAAAGTTTGGTAATCATAATGTTTTTATATTCATGGCTAGTAAAGTAAAATCAGTAGTAAGTTATAAATTAGTACATAAAGAAGCTAAGAAACTTCTAAGACAATGAAAACACCTTATGTATATTGTATATGTTACTTAGAAAATAAGTTTTATGAAAATATAAAATCAGAACTTATTGAAAAGGGTTATACTAGATGTAAAGCTATTATACCTATCGTAAAGATTCTCACTAAAACTTCAAGGAGTAAAGATGTATATAAGAAAGTACCGTTGTTGTTTAACTATGGTTTTATTAAAATCCCTACTGAATTAGCTTTTAATAGGGATTTTATGAATAAAATGAAAAGGGATATAGACGGTATTAGAGGATGGGTAAAGTCTCCAGAGTCTTTACATCCTAAGAAGAAAAAGCTAAGGATTGATAATATGGATATCTTTGATGATTTTTCAATTGTAGCAACTGCAACAAAGGAAGAAGTAAGAAGATTCCAGAGGTTGTCTAGAGAAAATAAAAGATTTTCTGTTGATAATTTGATTAATCTGAGAGTTGGTGATTACTTAGTTTTGAAAGGTTATCCCTATGATGGTATAGATGCTAATATATTAGAGGTTAATCATACTACGAAAAAAGTAAAACTACTCTTATTTCCAGAAAATGGTAAAATGGAGATAAGTTTACCATTTGATAGCGTTATATATAGTGTATATCAGAATTATGACCCAGATGATCTTTTAGTAAATCGTAAAGAATATGATGAATCTAAGATAACAGAAGAGTCTATCAATAAAGTGTTAGATTTTAGACAATATTAGTTATGGATAGAGCACAACAAAAAGCTTGGGAATGTTTAAGTCAGTTAGAAAGGAATAGCCTTTATTTACAGCTATCTGGAGGTAAGTCAACTTGGGAAGCTGGTGGTATATTAAAAATAGCTCATTATAAATATATAGAGATTAGGGAAAGAGCTGAGAAATTTTTTAGAATGTTTAGTGACTTTTATAATATCCATGAAGCTATATTTAGACCAGATTGTCCATGTGAAGGTTGTTTCATTGATTACATAGAAGGTGTTATAGAGAAAAGATTAACTAGGGTAGAAGCTTCTAAACAATCTGGAGATTCAACTAATCTCTTGGTCAATCGCAGAACCCAGGTGATAGAAAGGAATATAAAATATCTAAGGTCTTCAGATAATCCTTGGGATAAGGATACTCTGGCTTTAATTATGGAATTTGATAGGTGGAATAATTTTAGAATTCTACCAAGGATGTTACAACAACCTTCAGCATATAAGAGAAGGTCTAATAAAAAGGATAAGATATATATAAAATATCTACTGGACAAAATACCTGAGTGGGTACATGATAAGATTATAGAAAAATTTAAATATAAGGTTGGTCATAGGAAATTAGAGAAATGGTGGATATGCTTGATTTCAGAAGAGTTATATGAAGATGGTTATCTATTAGTACCAGTTAAACCTTCAGAATACATAATAAGTGAGATGAATAAGTTTTATATCTATGTATTCAAGGATAAAGATGATGCAGATACTTTTGGTTTTATGGTATCTAAATTCATGGATAAGACTAAGGGAGTAAAGTTTGGTCAGCAGTTTTGGCCAGAATATAGGGAATTGATTCAGAAGGCTATAAATTATAACAGTGTAAATAATATAGACTTTGGGGTTAAAAACTTAGATATGGCTTATGGTATTAAAAAAGATAAACCAAAGAAGAAAAAACATAAACCATCTGGAGTGAAGAGAGCTGATCCAAGTATATTCGATAAACTATAACCACATAAAAATTTGCATAAATTCTAGTGGATTATTTGCATATATGAAATAAAAGCATTATATTTGCATTGATTTTAATATAAAAGGGATCTTGATTCACCATGCTATATTAAAACTGCTAGAACTATGTTTAATTAACTAAAACAAAACAACATGTCAAGAAAAAGAAAAAAAGATGCTCCTACAGGTAACTCAGACAAGGTAAAATTCCTTGCTGGTTCTGGAGTTAATCTAACTTACAGAGACTTAAAAAGAAAGGCTATTATCTTAGGTATGCCTTTTCCAGATGCTTTAAAAGCTGGAGTATTTGACCTAATCAGTTATATTCAAAAAACTGATAATAAGCCTAATTTAGATTTAATTAATAAATATGATGATTGGGCAGATAAGATGCTATCAGAATCTGGTATTCCTCCAACAGATCCAGTTAGAAGTTCAAGATTAAGATTGGGTTTTTTAGGAGAGGTAGAAAATGAAGAATCAGGTATTCGTAAATCTAAAAGAGTACCAGGTATCAAAAAGGAAAAGAAACCTAAAAGAGAAAAAGATGAGCAAGGTCATTATAAAGGTACTAAGAAAAGTTATACTTGGGAATGTGCTTTAAAAGGATTTGATTTAGAGAGAACCAAAAGGAGAGTATTAAAGAAATTTCCTGATGCTAATGAAAAATCCATAAGATTATGGTATAAAGCTGCCTTAAAAACTCAGGTAAAGTAATGAAAGGTTATAGGGTTTATAGAGATAACACAATTATATATAAGGATTTATATTATATTTGGACATATAGGCCTGATAAATATTGGAAGAATCATGATAAGGTAACTGAGTACTCCATGTATAAAAAACACTACTGCGGTGTTGGTTTTTACTCAAGGTATCATGCTAAACATGTACTTATAAATGATTTGGGTGTAGATGTTAAATTATATATCCATATTGTTAAAGGTAGTAGGTTGATAAACCAGGGTATTACTACTGTACCAAAAAAGTACTCAGAATATATATTCTTCAAGGGTGAACCTAAACATGTAAGGAGATGGGTGTATCCTCAAGAGTTTAAATATGATTCACATCGTAGGAGACATTTTATAGTTTACCTAGTAAAGACAGCAGAAAAATCTGGAGTAAAGGCTTTTAATAAAAAATATAAGAAATATTTTTATGGCTATAGACCAAGTTTTCCAGGACATTATTTTGTCAAAAAGAAAGGTAAGATCCTTAGGGCTATCGTATCGGATATATGGGCATCTAAAGGATTCAGACCAGAAGATTTTCAATAAATATAAGTATAGTTATCCACCTTTAATTAGGTCCATAGCTCTACACTTATTTAAAAAATCTAATAAGAGCTTTAATAAAGCATATTTTAAACAAGCTGAAGAACTATGCCCAAGGCTAATAAACCTTTATAGGGATTTTATTATAAAAAATGGTATATATTCTTCACAATTTAAGGCTGATAAGTATATTGTAAAAGAACTAGTTTTTCAGGGTTTTGTACCTATGGAAGACTTTAAACTCAATAGTAGATATGGGTATTTTAGAACTAATAGACGGATAGAAGGAAAATTTTACATCTACCCAATGAAATTTTCTGATGACTATAGTACTTTGCGAAGAGGTAAATATCCATATTATATTAATTATTTGGGATTAATTGGTATACCAGGCTTAATAAAATATCAATATAGCAATGAGTAAATTTGAGCTTAATGTAAAATACCCTACCGAAATGGGTTTTACCGGTAATTTTAAAATATTAACCTTAGACAAGATGGATGTTATTCAAGAAAAGGCTTTATATATAAAGTCTAAAGATGAATTTCATACCATTCTAGGAGAGGTAATTCAATATAATAATGAACACAAGGAAGATAATCTATCACAAAGGATTATTAGAGTTATTTAATATATGTTTAATTTTAAAACAATTTCAAAATGGCTAGAACAAAAAAATCAAACCAAAAGGAACTGAAAGAAGTTTCCCGTAAAGAACTTAACGGTGTAATCATTATCACCTATGAAGATGGTTCTGTTACTATTATCCCTGCTCCTATTAAATTAACGGCTGAGCAAGCAGCTGAATTATTCTCTTCAGACGATGAGGATGATGAGGATGAGGAAGAAGCTGAAGAGGATGAGGATGATTCTGACGATGAAGATGAAGATGAGGAGGAAGAGGATTCCGAAGATGAAGAGGAAGAAGAGGACGATGAGGATGAGGATGAAGAAGAGGAAGATTCCGACGATGAAGATGAAGATGAAGATGAGGATGAAGAAGAGGAATTAACTCCTGAGGCTTTGGCTGAAATGGATTTCGAAGAACTCGAGGATGTATGCGATGACAAGGATTTGGATGTTGATCCTGATGATTACGATGAGGATGATATCGAAAAGCTTAGAAAGGCTATTGCTAAAGAATTAGGTATTACTTTACCAAAAGCTAAGAAGGAATCAAAGAAGGCTAAGAAGTAATTCATTTTCAGCAGTTTTACTAACGAAGAGTATCGGCTTATATTGAAATAAAACTCCTAATACTCTTCGTTAGTTACTATAACAGTTTACAAACCTTTATTTAATTTCATTTTTTAATTAATATCATTATGGCAAAGAAAAAAACCAAAACTAAGGCTGCAGCTCCTGCTAAGGATGTTAAGGCTGCAGAAAAAGCTGCAAAACGTGCAGCTCGTATGGAAGCTCTAAAGAATCGCCCAGCTGAGCAAAGAACTAATTCTAAACAGATTGATGTTATCGACCTGGGTGATGGTAATTTGGTTAAGAATTATGGCTATGCTATCAAGCAGAAATCAGCTCATGTAGGTGTAGTAGTTACTTCAGTGGCTATGCACAATGGAGAGATCACTGGTACTTCAGTATCTTTTATCCCTGGTAACTTAACTGTAAAGTCTAAGAAGAATCACGGTACTATTTGTGCTCCAAAGGTTAAAAAAGCTGGTGAGGCAGAAGAAACTGAGGATGATGAGGATTAAGCTTAATTAGTTAAATAACCCATGATTTATACCTATTGATTTTAAGGGGATTATTCTTAATCCCCTTTAATTATGTTTATAAATATGGACCAAGATGATATTATCAAGATTTCCGTAGTTATTATTGCATTAGATAATCTAATTAATCTTAGTTTAGAGAAACTAGAGAATACCAAAAATCCTGAGGAAGCAGATTATTTGAATAATTTGGTATTATATGCTAATGATATTATGGAAAGTCTTACCGATATCTTACCTAAAGAAGACACCACTATTAAAAGACCAAAATGGCAAAAGAAGGATTGATGACTAGGTTATCTACCATATCTAATCTATTCGGTAGATATGAGTGTATAAAGAATATGGCTTCAAATTTTAGAAAAATTGGGAAACCTGGTAAAGCTCAACCTTTAGATATAGAAGCCCGTCAAATAAGACGTAATATAAAAGCTAAGTTAGATGATTTAAATGATACTATGTTATCCAGTATCTTAGAAATATCTTATGAATATGAAGGTATAAAGAAATATGCTAGGTTAACCAATCTATCTAAATATGAGGCTTCAGTTATATTACCAGAAATCTTTAAACTCAATGGCTATGAAGTAAAAATCCTAGAAATTAAGGAGATCCAAACTTTTCTTTTTAGGGATGAACTATAATCAATTGTAAACACTTTTACAGGTAGATTTAATAAACATAAAACAAGTAAACTTATGGTAAAGAAGAAAGAAAAGGCTACTGAGAAGCCAGTAAACAAAACTCCAGAATTGGCAGCTGCTAAAACTGCTCTTGAGAATTATCTTAAGGAAAATCACCTAGACCCTACAAAGGATTGGTCTAAGGATAAAACACATGGTAAGCAGGTAACCAAGCTAGTAAAGAAGTTAAATCAGGAACGTGATAAGGCTGCAGCTAAATACCCAGAGTCGGATCCTAAACAGATGAAACGTTTACAGAAGAAGGCTGAAACCATTGCTAATGGTATTGAAAAGAAGGTAAAGAAATCTGCAAGTTCAGAAGATAGTAAACCGGCTAGAAAGGTATCTTCTAAGTATGATTACCCTTTGATTGATGGCAGGGAGATGAATTCTGCTGAAAAGAAGAAGTACAGAGCTGAACAGAGAAAGTTAGCTGCTAACCCTACAGCAAATAAGTCAACTAAGGCTGCAGAAAAAGCAAGTGGAAATGTTAAGAAGGTAAAGGGCTCTAGTAAGAAAAATGAAGAAACTCCCAAAGTGGCTAAGAAAGCTAAGGCTAAGAAAGCTATGAAGGAGGAAGATTAATTGTTTAATTTCAGTTTGGTTATTTATTAGGTGTAGGGGCTGGATAAACTAAGAATTTTCCAGCCCCTTGTTGATTTATTTATAATTAGTTATGGAAGAAGAGATAGTATTCAAACCTAAATTAAGGGTTACTACTTTAAATGACAATGGGGCTGTTATAAATGACAGGTTAGTAGAAACACAAGCAGAATTTTACAATGGTCCAAAGTTTCAACATAAAGGTCCGATAAGACTAGAAGTAACTCTTACTAATAATCTGGATGTAGAGAATTTTAAGAAGTATATAGATCAGTTAGTTGGTAACTTACCTATAAAAGCACCAAGTGTTGGTAGAGGTAGACCTTCAAATGGCAGTTCTCCACAATTATCTGAATCACCAAGAGAAGATATACTGTTAGCAGTAGAAAACATGGTTAATGATGGTAAAAATCAAACCGATGTAATTAAATATCTAAGGGATCTCGGATTTGTATTTATACTAACTGAGGATTTATTATATTACTTTAAAGATTTTCCGTTTGATCCTAAAGATATAGGTAAGCCTACAGAAAATAAGCAGTATTTAGATTCTATGTCTTGGATGATAAGGTGCATTAAAAGAGGGAAAGACCCTAAGACTGATAAGTTTGATCCAATGATATTATTTGGGTTCAACATATTAAGACCAGCTTCCAATAAGGTAGTACCATACCTATATAAGGATAGGAAGAAACCAATAAGAGTAAAATCTGGTAAGAAAGCTTTATCATTTAATACTGTAGAGTTTACAAAATTCCCTAAGTATATGCAAGAGGATGAAAGGTTAAAGTTCTCATTTGAACAAAGACAATTACTCTTGAATGATACTAAAAAGCCTTCAAAATTCTTTATGAGATGGGTAAGGGATGTAATATTCCCAGATTCTATAAAACCTAAGATTGAAGAAGCTATTGCTAGAGGAAATAAATCAAATGCTGAGTAGAACTTTCCTGGTCAAATGATATATTAATCAAATATTATAATAAGAAATATGGATAAATATACAAAAGATGTAATTCGGCTTATAGCCGAAATTCAGATTGAAGCTCTTAATAGGCTAAAAACTGACTGGGATAGGGATCATGATAGGTATAACTTAATATCTAAGCTATTGCAGATTACAAATGATGAAGTAGATGAAAGTATTGATGCTCATTTACACATTTATCAGGATTTACTTGATATGCCAACTACAATAGCTATGTTATCTGAATATCAATTGATGTTATGTAGTCACATATTATTCAAAATGGAAGATGAATGGATTAGTTTAAACCCAAATGGAGTAGTAGGTGCTTGGGATGCTATTAGGGAAGCAAATATAAAGTATCATCCAGAATTCACTTTAATTATCTGATATGGAAACTAAAGAATATTTAAAAATACTAGAGAAAGAGCTAGGCATTGAATTTACTGCCTGTGAATCTTCTAATATAGCTGGTTACGGTTATGATAAACCAAGTAAAATCCTTTGGATAGCCTTTAAAGGGCAAAAGGTATATAAATACTTTGGCATAACCAAAGCCCAAAAGGAGGATTTAGATAAAGCTGAATCAAAAGGGCGCTGGGTAAACGCTAACCTCGTTAAAACTAAGGTAAAGTATGAAGCTTATGTTCTCGATTAAAAAGTATTTGAACATTAATTACATTGCTCCTGCTTTGGTAGGCATTGTTCTTATCCCTGGTTATTGGAATTATCTCCAATATCAGGGTAGGGCATTGCCTACTCCTGTTGTTAAGGTTGATAGTACCAAACATACCAATAATGTAATAAGCGGACTATCAGGCATAGATGACAGTTTAATTAACAGTTTTCCGAGAAAACCCAAGGTTAAGGAAGAGAAACCGGTTTATCACTATACTCTAAATGTTATCTCTAAAGCAGAAGATGAGTATTGGGAAATAGAACAGATTGATGGTAATTTTTATAGGGTTCGCCGGGAAAATTATGAGGATGGAGCTATTCATTATGAATTTGATTCAGAAGAGCTAATAGGTGATATAGAGGACCTATATAGATATATAAAGAGAAATAATATAAGAGGTACCCAAATATATGGGTATTAAACTCTTAATTCCTTTAATGGCCAGCGTTATATCAAAAGCTTACCAATTTGCAAACCAGGCATTGCACTTTCGGGGACTTTGGGTAGTCTGCCTAGCTTTCCCAGCATTATTTTGAGAGATTTTTTATAAAATACTTGCATTTTTAAAATATATGTATTATTTTTGCAATGTGAATTTTAAAATACATTGTTTTACATTATTTAATTAATTTATTTAGTCGTATGAAAAAGACAAACAAACTCCAGGCACTCGTTGCCGATGCTGCTGCTAATGCAGTTGCTGTTGCTAAGGAAGCTATCAACAATGCTTCAGTTGAAAACTCTAACGAAGAGGCTACTGCTACTCCCACTTCTGAGTCTAAGCCAAAGAAGGTTACTCTCAAAAGGAAGGAAACCTCAAAGGAAACTTCTGCTGCTCCTAAGGCTAAGAAGACCAAGAAGGAAAAGGTAATTTCCGAAACCACTGCTGCTCAGAAGGCTTCTATTATCGAAAACGTTACTTCTCGCAGGGAGGTAAAATATCTCTATCCTGCAGATATAACCGATACGCTTGCTCGCAAAACCTGGAGGGCAAAGACTAGAACTGAACTCCATCGCTTAGAGCTTCAGATGATGCGCATTCAGGATCACAACTCTAAGGAGTTCAAGAAGGCTCAGAAGGAATTCACCGATTACCAGAAGAAGGTCTTAAAACCTGGTCAGGTTGCATAAAACATTTACCCCTACCAGATATGGGGTTCCTGGGGTTACCTGGGAACCCCTTGTCTATTTTTATTCTAAGTCATGCCAAAGTACAAAGTATTTTCAGATAAAGAACTAGAAAAAGACCGTAAAGCTATGGTCGAATTACATAAACGATGTATTAAAACCTATCTAGTTCAAAAGAGTATCAAAGTTAAAACCAGGAACAAGTTCTTTAAGCTTTATGACATGTACGTTAACGAAAAAAATATTACCTCATATTTTTTCTTACCAACTAATATATTCATCAAAGCTTTAGTACTTGATATTCTCGACACAGTCTCAAATTACACATATCATGGAAAGAAAATACGTAAAAGAAAACCAAGAAAAAAAAGATAGACCTTTTATCTTTACATACCGCAGTGAATTTGAACAATTCCTGAATAAGCTTAGTCCAATACCTTATAAATATAAGGGTACTATAATGGATTCACCAATATCCGACTATGCTAAAGATCTATATACTAGTCACGGTTATGTCTACATAATAATAATATAACACCATGTATAAACGTTTAGTCAAAAACTTATTTATCGGTAAATCAAAACTGATTTTCTACAAGAAGGGCTTCAATCTTAAAAGATTACCTGATACTACTACCTTCGATGAATTAGATATCGTAGACGTAGGCTTCCCTACTATGCTATGTGAACCACAAAGGGAATCCCAACAAGACCGTCTCCCAGATATTATGCTATACGGGGAATTAAGTATCTATGATTCTTCTTTCACTATGGATATAAATAAACCTACTAAAGGAACCGATAGGCTATACATAACTGGAATATCTTTAGGTACACCTGACCTGGATAAATACAGGTTCAAAAATGCTATATGGTCCTCATACTATGAGGATGATCATAGAGGTTACCTATTTCAAGTTGTCTAGTAATACTTCACTATATCTCAAATATAATTAATGATAAATTAACTATGAACGCACTAGAATACGTTAAAAAGTTTAAAATGGACCAACCTAACTATCAATTTAAACGTCAACAATTTATTGATCACTTAGGTGAAGAATTTAGGGAAACTATTTATAATCCCGATAATGGTTATGAGGTTGTATCTAAAACATTGCCCTTGTATAAATTTAAAGAGATAGTAGAGGCTTTTTACCAAAAGTTTATGGAAATCTCAAATATTAAAATCGGTGACCCGTTGACCAAAGGCTTATGGAATGCTTTCTTTGCTCAAAAGGTATGTACTGTAAGAGCTGAATTATATCCAGAAGAAGCTAAAAGGATCAAGGTAATCATTAAACGTAGAGAAAATAATAATATATTATGCCGAAGAAAACAAGACAAAAAGGTTCAGGCAAGAAATACCTGGGTAATATAGCAAAGGATATGCACGGGTATACCTATAAAATAAAGGAGGGTTATCAAATCCTCCTTTCATGCCCTGTTTATACTGATGGTAAAGCTATATTCACTAAAGAGACTATATCCGGAAATGATGTTGGGATATATAAAGTTCCAAGTCTAAATAAAATATTTATGTTCACTTATGTATTAGCATATAACTATTATGTTATGCAAGAGTTGGAAGAAATAGATTATAATGAATTAGAGGATATGAGAAAAAGTTATCTACATGGAAACATATATCACGCATAGATTCCCTAGACCAATGGGGTTAACAGCTTTATCTATAGAGTATCAGAAAACTAATAGTGATGATACTAAGGATAAATTATATAACTACTTGATAAATCAATGGTTTATGAATAGTGGTTTAATTTGTGGAGTATCATATGATATAAACTCTTTAGCTATTAAATTTGGTATAGACCCGAGCTATATAAAAGAGTTTATGAGAGATGGTATAATTAATTCTAGAATATGGGATAAAGATCGCCAAGAGGATTTAATAAATGGGTTACTCGGTGAACAACTTGCCTGGGCTATAGAAGATAGAATGGAAATTGTACAACAAACAGCGCTACTCAAAGCTTCTCAAGGTGGTAAGTATACACCTTTCATTTCTGCTGAGCTAAACAAAGCTTTAAAACTTAGGTTAGAAGCTTCAACTTCCTTGCAATCTATCATTAGAGGTATGACTGGTGGCAATCAAACCAATATATTCAACCAATTTAACCAACAGAATATAAACCATACAGAAAATACCATTACAATAGAGGAAGCAAGGAATATAATACAAGATTCCATAGCTAACATACCAATAAATGAAGATGCTAAACTATTGAGCACGAAATATGATATAGCAGCTTTACCTCAGGTTATTGCTACAGATCAAACTGGAATCGATACTACAAAAGAGGGACTGGGTATCAATAAGGTAGAACTAAATGCTATAACCGATAACTATAAGGGAGCTTTAGAATCTGCCAGTAGAGAACACCATGAGCTACGTAGAGAAATCGAAGAAAATATCGATTTAGATTCTGAAGATCCAGAGTTAGACATTTATGAAGATACCAATGAAGATGAAAATAACCAACTAGGCATTAATTCTTTTGCATCTCAATTCTTAATTCATTAGTATCAAAATAACTACTTCAATTTGGAATTTTGGGTATTCTCTAGAATCCGTAAGCAGTATTTATTATGAAATATGTAGATTTAAAATTAGAAGTTCTAGAAATTAAACAAATTCCATTAATGGCCTATGTAATTAGAGGGTACCTAACACGTACCCTCTACTTGTGTCTACAGACTTTTTATAAACAAAGGTTTTAACTTTGTTTAGGGCTAATTTGCATAATTAAAATATATGTATTAATTTTGCAATATAAATAAAATGGGTGCTAACTAAGGGAGGCCTCATACATTGTATAACTTAAATATTTAACACTAGTCATGGTCGAAAGAATGCTACTTTTTAAACCTAACGAATTCAAAAACTTCATTGAATTCATTCAGGCTTACGGTAAGAAAGACAAAAACTTATCACTAGAAGAAAATCTTCACGAAGCCTGCAAAAATTTACTAAATGCTAAAGAAAAAGACCCAAACTTACCTGGTACAATTATCTGTAATCCTCGTGAGGAAGATCTTAGCCGTTATTCAGTTAAAATTGACTTATTTCTAATTGGACTATGAAACGAAAACTTAATGAAATTGCCAGGGATATCAAGGAAGCTTGGCCAAGGCCCTATACAGGTGCATCTCCCTATTTAGAGGCTATGCTAACAATTGATTCCGCATCACCCGATGCTCCCTATTACTTCGAGGATGCTAGAACTATAGTAATGTACTTTTTAGCTAATGCTTCTACATTTAGAGGTCCAAAAGCTAAAGCTTTAAAAGAAGAGTTAAGAACAAACTATAAATAATTAACACTATGGTAAAACTAAATTATCTCAAGGAGGCTGTACATAAGTACAACTTGCTCCACTTAAAACCCGAATGGGTATTCATCAACCAATATTACAATGATATAAACGGTTCTGAATCTTTAGCTAACATTTATCATCATGATAACATATTGGGCTTCGTAATAACAGAATTAGATTCTATGGGTATAGATGAAACTAATTACATATCTAAACTCAAACAATCTACCCTAATAGATTACTATAAGGGATATGCTTCATTCTTCTATCCAAATGAAAAACTTTGGTTAAACTCTAACAAAGAACGGAATTTCATGTACTGGATGGATTACGAAAGGTCAAACCCTTCACTAAAACTATTTGCTACTCTAACATGGGCACAATTAGTAAGTTTCTTTGACAGATGGAACGAAGCTTTTGACCCAGAGGATTCACCAATTATGGGTATCGTATGCTATAGACAATCTAACTTCCGAGATACTTACTATCCTGAAGATTCCCGTACTTATTGCTTCTCATCAAACAATAAAGCTTTCATATCAGGTATGGGTGGCTATTCAATATTTGCTTCATCTTTAGACGGTACCGATAGAGGAGTTCGCATCGAACACATATCATGGAAGGTAGACTACTGCTATATACCTAATTATTATAATCTTAAACAAAAACTGGAAGACTATGAAAAAGACCAAAATCGGAAAGGTTAACCAAGGAACCTATTTCAAATTAAAACCCACTGAAACTGCTCCAGTATGGGTACGTGGAGAATATGTCAGAAGCGAACAAGCTTATTCGTGCTATAAATACGATGACGTAAACCATGAAAAGTTCTATAAGAAAAACAAGGATATCTATATAGACTTTGAATTATAACACTAACAACATACCAATAATATGCGTATGCTACGAATTACCTCCATTAACTGCCATAAAACCTTTAATGGAGGTAATTTTGTTAATATATCATTTCCATTAATGGCCAAAGTAATATATGCCCAGGTACTGGACTCTATCCATGATCTCTTAACTTATTTTAAACAAAGTGGTGGGCTAATTTGCATATTTAAAATATATGTATTAATTTTGCAATATAAATAAAATGGGTGCTAACTAATAAGGAACCCACAAACATAGTACTAACAACACTAAAACAAAACAAAACAAAACATGAAGGACTATTTCAATTTTCCCAGTGCTCTTGCTCCACTAATACAGTATGGAGAACAAAACAACAAGGGCGAATCATTTAAGGAATACCTCCAAACAATTGATGATCAATTGGGAGAACTATTCCAAGCCGGTATCAGGGTAGAACTTATAACTGCATACGATGCCCACATCGGAACAGTTTATTCAGTACAGGGTATTAACCTAAACTACTGCAAAATCACTGCTGATAATACTCCAGAAAAAAACTATAGGAATGCCCAAGTCAAGGCTCTTGACGATTGCGTATCAGTTCTTATACATTTTATATATCAAATAACAGACGGGGATGCCATTATTCAACTCATTGGTACTGGAGGTCATAACCCCGAATTATTCAATATTCAATTCTCAATTAACTAACACTTTAAATTTCAATAGTCATGATTACAATTAACACTTACCTCATGCCTTACTTAAAAGTAAGAACTACAGACAAAAAATCAGTAGTACAATTTCGAATCAAAAACAAGGTTACCAAAAAGGTTATCTCAGATCTAAGGATTGACTATGAACCTCTTGAAACCTTAAGACCTAAGTCAAGCATTCCTGCAAGGATTATCAACACAATTACCCTGCTTCTACAAAAGGAACTCAATGATAAAATCGATACTTCTAACATAGACAAGGTCATTGCATATGATGCTTTAACAGATATCGAAAAGAAGGCTTATCAACTATATGATGAAAACGATAAACCTTTATCGGTCATATTCTCTTGCGCAGACGATTCTATTATCGATGATATAATCACAGCTTATGCTCCAAAACGGGCAGCTTCTTATGAACCAATTAACATTTAACACTATGGGTTACACATACTTTAAAATCGAAGTAATATACCAGAACAAGGTATTAGCTTCCGACACCTTTGAGACTAACAAGGTATGGGATCCTTCAGACACAGACAGGAACCTCTATCCACTAATGCAATTCATCATTGAACATACAAACTCTGAAGACTTGAAGAAATACCAAGAACTGGAGGAACATGTTGCCGAACAAGTTGGTAGAGCCTACGAACTATGGGACAATGACATAGATGTACAAATTACTCCACTAGCCCCCATAGCTGAGGTAATTACCCTCAGTGAACTATCCGATTACATTTGGACTGAAACAGAAGCTAGGGAAGATAAACACCTAACCAAATACCTAGAGGAGGCTAAGGACAAATTCCTAAAGGAATTCAATAAATCAGAACTAGATGATATTAACTTAGAAACAGTACAAACCTTTTTTAACAAACGGTAAAACTATGACAACATTTGAATTATACCTATGCAGTAAATCAAAAAACCCAGGAATTGACGAGGATGAGGTCCTTAGCAGCTATCTAATAGAGGTACCTGGTAACTATAATCCTGATACGGACGGATTAACTATGCCATATCTAATGAATCGCCTAACAATAGCCGAGGCTAAGAAACTAAAGGAACACCTAATACAACCTGGTTGGGCTTACCATACTAGCGATCAATATATCCTAGTAGAAGCTAAACATACGGAAAAGTTTACCCTAAACGGTCTCAATAATGCTATCGAAGCTATTAACGAAAAGTATCTCAAGGAAACCTTAGAGAAACATTTACAAAATGCTAGACAAGCATTCTACAATGAGACTAGGGAATGGATCACTCCAGAGCTATCCCAGACTATCTGCGACTTCTTCAACGAAAAGGATGGACTAAACTTAACACATACATATAACCCCTAAATAAATAAAACTATGACAGTACCAGAGATTTTAAACAGTCAAGAAATTCACAACCTATTATCAAAGGAATTTGACTTTGATATGCTTACAGACTTACTAGATGAACAAGGATTAGACATCTCTAACAACCGACCAGAGCAGTACTACATCCTAGCTAACACAGAGAAGGTACAGGCAGTCAAGGAGAAATACCAATATCCCCACAGCCAACCCATAATAACAACTAAGGTATGGAACCTATACATGATCCCACCAACCTATTCCAGAAGACATCACCTACAGGGATACACCCCCGAACAAACACAAAATTACTACAATGAGGATCAAGAACTACACGATAAAAACCTAGTACCATTCTACGGATATTATACTAAATGGACAGACTTCCTCTAAATAACTAAACAATAGGCCTATAATATATAACAAATATATACAATAGGCCTATTATAGTGTACAAACAAAATATACCAATCAATATAACAAACGGTATACAATATAACATCCTCAAATATCCCCGGGGGCTGCCATGCCCTATTTGGGATCCCAGCCCCTGGTCCCAGTCCTTCTAACTGTAACTACCACAGGGCTCTTCGCGCCTGTCTGCTGCATAGTCTCAAATCCCTGGGGCTAACCAAAGTTGCCTGGCCAGGTACCCCAAAAGGCCCCTTTTTAGGCATAAAATAATACCATAAATGGCCCTAAATCCTTGAAATCCTGGAGCCTTTTTATTAGTATATTATATATAGTATATATAAAAGGGGTCAAGGCCCTGGGGATTATGGGATTGGGATCATTAGGGCCCATAATATACCATTAATGGCCATTAGCTAGCTATGGGTGTATACGTATGTATGATAGCCATTTAAATAAGGCATAAATAAGGCCCTAATTCCCTCTCCGTTAATGGCCGGAGAAGCCTTATAGGACCATTAATGGCCCCTTTGAGCATTGATATTATTAGGGACTTAAAGGTGGGGATCCTTAGGGCCCATAAAAATTTTATAAAAAATATATGGTATATTTGCATATTTAAATAAAAAGCAGTATATTTGCATAAAGATTATTAAATATAATTAATTATTAACCAGGCCCACCTTAAAACCTGGGCCACAACAAACATTAAACATTATGCAAACATTAAAAACATGGCTTCAACATTTCCCTGCAAATGCACAGGACTTTGCCAATGCTCTTTATCAAGACTGGGTTTCTCCACAAATGAAACAAACCAGGCATCTAATTGACCTTTTCCAGGTCGAACAATTTACTGCTCCCAATGCACCTGACGGTTACTGGCGGTTCACTTTTATCAATCGGCCTTCCAAATCCCTAACTGATGAACAAATCCAACAAATATTTCAAGACCTGGATACTCATCTTTTATACAGGGACGATTGCGATCCCCTAGAACCTAATCATTACAATGCATCTAGGACTGCAGGCTTTCCTTCAAACGGTTACAAAGAACAAGTCTTAATTACTGCACTTAAAGCTTGGTCCGAATAACTAACATAGGGCTGGGCACTATGCCCAGCTCCTTTAACATAATCATTAACATTTAAACATTTAACATTATGAAAATCTTTACTATTAATCCCAAGAATTCTCAAGGCTATGATCTTAAAGAAACCGGAGAACTAATTAATACTGCTATCCTAACTGCAGTCGGTGAACTATCTGCTATATTCCCTCACATTAAGATTATCAAGGAATCAGTACTCCGTTACCAGGATGAATCATTTGACTATAACTTTGCTTGCAAACAATATCCTATTCCGGATATCGATTCCGATACCTATGACAAGGACCTTGAGCAACAAAAATATTTCAATGATACCCTCCGGAACATAATACATTACTACCTCAAGGGTCAAACTAAGGATTCCCTTCCTAAGCCTGAAGACTGGACTGATCACTTTATTCTGGTAAACCCTACTAATAACGTTACGGCTACAATTAACATAAACGATGAAGTTATCAGTATCTATTATCATAATCCTAATCAGAACTAATAACTATTAACAAGGGCCCTGGACTTATCCTCCAGGGCTTCTTTGTGTGTCCTTGGGCTAATGACTTTTATGGCCCCTTTATAGAATGAAATTATTTATAGGATATCCACTAAGGCCTTAATACGAGAACCATTCGAATGGAGCCTCAGGGAATCGACCTTATTCGAGAACAATCGATTATGACCTTATTCTAGGAACCTTCTTTCAAGAACAATAGATTAGGCCTTAATTCAAGAACCCGTTTTATGGAGCCTGTTGACAGGACAATTCTTTTCATCCTGTAAGGTGTAGCCTTATGCTATAAACATTCTGATGTAGCCTATTGGCTAAACAAATCTTTTAGGACCCTTCTTTTGTAGCCTAATGCTAGGACCATTCTTTTGAACCGAGGATGCCAACCAATATAGGAGCCTATATGGAGACAATTCTTTTCGACCTGTTGGATGTAGCCTTATGCCATTAACCTGTATTTTGAAGCCTTATGCTAGATCCTTCTAAATGGAGCTTGTTGGCTGATCCTTTCTTTTCGTCCTTAATTCCATGACCTGTTGGATGTGACCCAATTAATAGACTCCCGATTGGAAGCCTTATGCTAGATCCATTCTATTGGGGCCTAATTCCAGGAACAATCGAGTCGAACCTTTTTCGAGAACATTCGTTTAGAGCCTTTTATCGAACCTGGGGAAAGGACCCTTTCGAACCCATTCAATTGGAACCTTAAGGAATGACCACATGCTAGGAACAATCGAGAGGAGCCTAATTTACAATCCATTTTGAAGCCAATTGGCTGATCCTTTCTTTTCAACCTGTTGGATATGACCTTTCTTTTCATCCTGTTGGATGTAGCCTTATACGAGAACAATCGATTAAAGCTTTATTCGAGAACAATCGAATGTGACATTATGCTAGATCCTTTCAATGGAAGCCTTGTTCTAGGAACCATCAATTGGGGCCTAATTCTAGGAACATTCGAATAGAGCCTTATGCTATGAACAATCGAATGTAGCTTTTTTATCGAACCACTATATGTGACATATTACAGGAACAATCGAATTGAGCCTGTTGGCTGAACCTCTTGAATTGACCTAATTTACAATCCGTTTTTGAAGCCTGTATGGAAGCCTTTATCATACCTTTCAATTGGAGCCTAATTCGAAGAACCCTCTTTCAAGAACCTTCGGATGGGGCCTTAGTGACTGAACCTGTTATAGCCTTTTCGAGAACCCTCTGGGGCTGACCTTTCGAAAGTCCCTCCAGCGCTACCAGTATTTTCGGACCTTTTCATAGGAACCACTGAAGCTTTCCTCAGATTGAAAATTATTGCACTCATTCAATTCAATTTTGGGGCATTTCTTGGGTAGAAATCCTAAACTCTAGAAAGAATTCAATAAGTTAATTATAAATTACTACTCTACTAAAAAAGAAAATTCTAGAAGATACCATTAATGAATTGACCTTAGCTGACATATACATACTGAACATACCAATATTGAAGTATAGCTAGCCACGGCCTTAATTATAGCGCCAAGTTGGCCCAAAATTTTTTTATTAATAATGGCCATAGGGATAGGGGGATATAGGGGTATATAGATAAGACCTTTAATGGCCCTAACACTACTAGGCTTTCACCTTGGCTAACACCATTGCTTGGAACCTAATAAGCTTACTAAAGTTATGGTACATCTAGAGCTTACCAAAGTTGCAGCCTGAACTCGAACCAAACATACCAATAAAGCCAATAAGCTACGAATGATGCTGGCCATTTGCCTGGGCCCCATCGACAATTTGCCAATCCCTACTAAATTAGCCTTCAGGTCAGTCCATTAATGGCCCACTGGTTGGCAAGATACCAATAGAGTAGTATAGCGGACAACGCCAGCGGGGAAGGTTGGTGGGAAATTATAAATTATAGAAAATTTAATTTAAGTCAGCTATTAAGTTAGCTATAGGTCAAAAATAATAATTTTTTACAAAATAGACCGGAAAGTTTTAAAAATCAAATAGTTAGAATTATTAAAAAACTTACAAAAAAAATTTTTCAAAAAAAAGTACATTTTTTTTTCAAAATGTTTTGGTGGAATAAAAAAAAGCATTAATTTTGCAATGTGATTAATTCACAAGCGTTCTTTGAAATACTGAACAAAACGAAACAAAGTTTTTTAAATTAGGTTTATTATTTTAATAACAAATCAAATTTGAAAGATTATGAAAGAAAATTTGAAAAATTTGTTAGATTCTTTTGCTGGTAAAACTGAAAGTGCAAAGGGAAAAACAAAAGAACATATTTACAAAAAAGAGTATTTTACCTCTGATGATGCAGACAAACAAAAGAGCGAGAGAGAGCAAATAAGAAAAACAATCTCTAAAACTTTTAAATCTCTCAACACTTATTCTCTTTTAGCTAATAAAGAAAAATATAATCAGTTAGCAGATACGTTTTTGAATTTTTATTTTGCAGTTTTTGTAAAAAACGACTTTAGTTTAAATTCAATTATGAGTGATAATTCACAAAATATTGAATTAAAAGATTTAGTAAAAAAACATTTACCGAATCTGCAAAAAAGGTACGAAAGTACTAATAAAAAGGATAGCGAAAAACAACCTAAAAAGAAATAGCTAAAGCTATTCTAAAATAGAAAATTTACTAATTTGTTTCTATCTTTGTTTTGTTTTGTTCTTTTTTTCTTTTTAGTTTTATTTAAAATATATGCTATATGGATAAAAATTTTATTTACTCATTTATAGTAATTATTTTAATAGAGATATTCATTTTTGCTTTTTTATATTTAGTTTTA